CCCTTCGGCTTGAACTCATAAAATGAAAAGTTTTTAGTAATTTTCTGAGACATCGTTATCTCCCTATACTAATATATTATAATATAGTTTACGAGTTGTCACTTACCAATTATAGAAAAGGGGTAGAAAAGATTTTCCACCCCTTTCGTATTATTCAGTCAAAACCGGTTAATCAATTATATTTGACCAGCTTTTGCTAACTGTATAAGTTTTGCTACCGTGGCGGGGTCAACCGTTTGGCCGTTACCCCCAGCTGGAACTGGCAAGGCATTTGCCTGTGGGGCCACTGCTGTCTGCTGCCCCTTATCAGGTATCTGAACACCTGGGGCTGGAGCTGCTGACGGAGGAGGCACTATATCATTTGCCACTGTCTCTTCGGGTGTCTGCGCTGGTGCTGCCGGAACTGCTGTTGCCCCTGCTGCCGCACCTTCTGCCGGTGGTACTGGCGGAACAGCTTCTGGCGGCATTGCTTCGACTGGTGGAGGTGGCGCTGCCGCTCCGGTGCTTCTTGCCGCAGCTTCAGATACTCCAGCTGCTACCTGGCCGGCTACCCGTGCAACCATATCCTGGGCGTTCGGGTCGCCAGTTGCGGCTGCTGCCATGGTTTCTTCACCAACAAAAGCCCTTGCCGCATTAGCTCCTGCAACTTCGGGAGTAACAAGGCCGCCGCCTCCTTCTGGCGGTGCTGGTGGTGGAGGAGCAACGGGTTCAGCTGCAACCTCTTCTTCTTTCTTCTCCGGTGGTTTCTTTTCCTTCTTGGTTTCCTCTTCTTCAGCAGGAACCTTTTCATCAAAGTCAGTAGGTTCGTCGGCCGCCGTCTTGACAGCCTCATCAATCAATTGTCTGAATTTTGAACTTACTGCAGCAAGTTTTATGACATCTTCAATTGCCAGAGTTTCCATGTATACTCCTTTGCTACAAGATTGTATTTGGCCTTAACGTGCGTGCTCCGGCATGCAAATAACCATAAGGAGAAGACACGCTACCCCACGCACCGTTTATATTAATTGCTATTTTGTTATTTTTAAAGATTTGAATTTCCAAATCGGTCATACGATAAAGAGTTTGAAGCATCTTCAAATACCGGTCTCCATCAGAGATTTTGACAGTCACACCACCATTATTATATGTCAAATCATTTCTGGCCATAACGATACTGTTTGATATCAGACATTCTATCGTAGCCTGATGAATCAGCAGCGCCGGGTGTGGAAACGTATCCATTGTATAATTACCAATGGGCGGCGGTATAGAGTTGAGAAAGCCCAGCGCCATATATAAATACATATCAAGCTCGTCATCGGTATTTTCCTCTACGAACCGTAACAACCTGTTCAGATTTTCATGGTCTTTTATATAATTACGCAGGTGATCTCTGTATTCTTCAGGAGTTGGCACATATCCCCCTATTTTTCAGATTCGGCTTTCTCAGTTTTCTTTTTCTTCTCAATCTCTGATTTTTTGGCGGCAGTCTTCTTTTTCTTTTCAACAGCCGCGGCCTTTTTCTCAGACTCCTCTTTCTTCTGCTTCACAACATCATCAACCTTTTTCTTCATTGGAACCTGTTTGGTTGATTTATAAAATTCATCCTTAGTGAGAAGTTTCAGGTCACGGTTGGTTTTTGCTACCGACTGCAACGCCGGGTCATCAATCTGTGAAGAATTGCCAGGAGGGATTGTCACCAATCTTCCTATGCTTGACTTCACCGTTTTTGCTTTACCGGTATTTGATATGAATAACATTTCAACCTCTTAGGTTAAATTTAATACACGCTTGGCGTTTCATCTTTTTCTTTTTCCTTGCGCTTATTATCCATTATGGTTGTAATCAATGGGAGCGCAGCAATTCCGGCTGCGGTTGCAGCGTTTGAAAGCTGGTTGGCCTTATCGGATTCAATGTCAAGCTTTTGCTGTTCAATCATAGCACGATATGCATCCTTTTCAGACTTCGCCTTCATCTTCCTGATTTCAGGGTGCTTTCTGGCTAATGATTTTGTAATTTTATCAATAGCCTTTCCCTTTGATATTGATGGCCATATAGGAAGCCCTAATGTTGGAAGAGATGCTAAAACGGGGTGTCTGACAGCAAACCTCTTCGCTGTTTCTTTAGCAATCAGATCTCTTGCCTCATCTTCCAAGCTGTCAGAAAGGTATCCACCAACCACGTCCTCGATATCACCAACTCTGATCTTGGCGATTTTCTCAAGCTCGTCATTAAAAGCTTCGTTGTAGATTTCCTTATTTGTTTTCATACTCACCTCATTAAGAGTTTTTCAGAACGTATTCGTAACCTTTATCCTTGGCTGCTTTCATAAGCTGCTTGATTATGGCGTCTTTGGTGTCTCTCGATTTGACATCAACACCAATCACTTCTTCGCCGACCTCAATAAGACGAACTTTAGTCATTCCGGTAAGAGACTCTTTGAGAGCCTTGCGGGCGTCGGCTTCCTTTTTCTTAGCGGCCTTTTTCTCAGCCTCTAACTCCTTTTTGGACTTTTTGGGAGGGTCCTTTTTCTCCGGCTCCTTTTTCTCCGGCTCTTTCTTTTCATCATCGCCGCTATCAGCCGGTTCATCTACTTTGGGCTCTTCTGTTTTTGGCTCTTCGGCGGGAGGTGCTGGTTTTTCTTCCGGTTCAGGGACGTATGCTTCAAAATAAACAGAATTCATACCGAGGTTTCTGACGTCAAAGCTATCCAAATCAACAGTCTCACCGGGCTGAATCCATTTCTTCACGCGCCTTACGCCGATCAGCTTACGGACCTTTGCTTTATTGATGTATAACATAACTGTCTCCTTGATTAATTATATTTTATTCCTCAGATTTTTGGCTATCTTTTTCTGAAGATTTGTTTTCTTCTTTCTTTTCAGGCTCCTTTTCAGGCTCCTTCTTTTCCTCGGGCCCCTTCTCAGGTTCCTTTTTCTCAGGTTCCTGCTTCTCGGGCTCCTGCTTCTCGGGCTCCTGCTTCTCGGGCTCCTTTGTAGGAGGCTCTCCAATAGACGGCTCAGTAACCGGTATCTTTTTCTCCGGCTTTTTTTCTACCTTGGCCTTTTTTGGTTCCACCTTCTCTGATTTAAGTTTTATTACCGGCTCACGAGCCTTTCTGGTTTCAGCATCAGCAGTTGATGGTTTTGGCGGGATTAATTCAAAGAATCGCATCCCACCTCTTGTTTTATCGACGTCACGATGGCTTAAGCTGATTTTTTCACCTGGCGCAACAATACGCCTTGTCCCCCTCACTACTGCAAATTTTGGTGTTTTTGCTATGTTTTGATAATCCATTCCACCCATCCCTCTTTAAAAGATTAATAATTAAAAAAGGCCCAGCCCAACACCTGGGCAGGGCCTCTATCTATTACTTTTCACACCTCGGTTTCGTTATATTACTAATCCGGCGTAGTAATCGGAAATGTTTGAAGGCAGCGTTCCGTCGGTTGCAACTTCGAGGTCTGTTGACCCACCAGGATTAACCGAACCCTTAAGGGTAAGAAGCGCTACGGACAGTGCATTACCAATACCGGTAGCAATTGATTCTTTGGTCTGCCACTCAATCAGGCCGAAATTCGACTTGATTTCGAAACTGGGATCACCGAGAGCAAAGTTGTGACCCAGGAAGTCGGGAGTGGTGAAAGCAAAAAGGTGTCCAACAGGAAGCAGATCACTCTTGATAGTCTTGATAATCTTGGTCCCGTGCAGAGTGTCTGAGGTGATACCATGCTGGATACGATCCTTACCGAAGTCGTCGCCGGCGCCGGGAAGGAATACTGCGGTTTCGAAAGCTTCCTGGCACATCAGAATGCAGGCAACTTCTTTCCGTTTCGGGTCTGAGCCATTGATACCGGCAGACAGAGTGTTCTTAATCTTGACCAGGTCGCCCTGTGCAAGCTCAAGATCGTTGGTGCCGGTGTACTTCAGAACCTTTCTCGTGGTGTCGGGAGCAACTGCAAGAGCTGCGCCGCAAAGACGCATGAAGTATTTGTCTTCAAGCTTTTCCAGAACCGGAACTGATTTGTCTTCGATTCTCTTCGTGATTTTGTACTGATAGGCACGAAGGTCTTCGACGGTTATCTGGAAACGTTTGGTTACGAAATTGACGACAGGTATGATATACCGTTCGCCCTTTACGTACTTACCATTGGGCTCACCAAGGTTGTCAACGGCAACCGCGGAAGCGTCTGGTTCGATATCACGGATTAAATACAGAGAGTTGTCATTGACATTTCTCTGACAGTCAGCGACTGTGATCGGTTCCTGGGGAATTATGGCGCGAGTAAACGCAGCTTCCTGCAGTTCGGTCTTAACATACTGACGACCGGCCTCGGACAGCTGTGCCTGACCCTCGACTGTGCCAAGCTTCTCAAGAAACGCATCATTGCTTTGTATTGCAGTGATTGTTTCGTTCATAGCTGCTCCTTGATTACTTTAAATAGTTTAAATAGTTTTAGTTTTTTAAAATGGGCCGATTATAGCTCGGCCCGGGCATTTATTTACTTACCGGTTTACGGACCTGCCAGAGTGACAATTTCCGGAGAAATTGTTTTGTACACAATGTAGTCCGTGCCTACCTCTTCGCAGCGGGCGACAACTTCGAAATCACCAGTCTCGGTAGTTTCTACTGTCGAAACAAGCTTACCTTCGGTGCCGTCTGCGGCAGAAGGAACAAGCAGGTCTCCCTTGTTGATTGTTCCGTCATAACCTTCACTGTCCACTTTGACCCGGATACCAATAGTCTCCATGGTGGTAATACGGCCAACCGATGAGTCGTGAGACTCATAAATGTTGTCCGACCTGTTACCAACAACGAGCTTATTGATAGCTGCTGGGGTGGCAGTAGTAATGTTGACGAGCGAGCCGTCATCAGCTACTTCTGCCCAGATTCCGGGAACAGCAAGAAAGTTATCAGGATCAATTACGCGAGAAACTCTGTCAATTTTGTTGAAATGAGTTAAAATCTCAAGCACGATTGCTCCCAGTTAATGGTTAAAAAAAAGTTAACTATCAAGGACTGAATCAAACATACCGCGTTTTTCTGACTTCCCGCCTGGCTGTTCGTTTGCTACCTTGTCAAAAATTAAACTTTCTCCTTTTCCGTTCTGAGCAATCTTTGTCGCTTCTTTAATAACGTCCAATTCGCGCTTCTCTTTATTCATTAATTCAGCAACTTTTTCCTCGACACCTGATTCATCAACAATCCCGAAACGAATCATATCATCCAGCAGGCATCTTACTTCAGCGGCTTTTTCAAGGCCATCGTTACGCTCTTGTACGGATTTAAGAGATTCCGATACACTGTTTATACATTCAGCGGCTATTTTCATGATTTCTTGGACCGAGTCGTATACGTCCTCATTACATGGGAACGATGCGACCTTTATCAGGCCTGCAGAAATCTTCTTAGCCTCTTCAGAAGAAAAATCTTCTGAAGCTGTCTTTTCGGTCTGACCATCTTTTGCCAAATAGCTTAAGATGAGCTGACCAATGTTTTGGTTAAAGACCATTAACAGCCTCCTTCAGGAATAAAGAAGACTTATTAAATGACGCCTTTTTCTTTCAACAGTTTAACAGCTGAGACAACATCTTTGTCTTTCAGCAGAGTTGCAACCTTTGTCTCTTCAGCGGGCTTCTCAGTTTTTGTTTCCTTCGCTTCCGCCGCGGGTGTTTCTTCGGCCGGCTTTGCCTCTGCTGTTTTCTCGGTTTCGGCTGAAGCGGTCTTGGTCTGCTCATATTCCTCAAGGAATGCAACCAAGTCACGGGCGTCCTGTCTGCCCTGCTCTTCTGCGTCCTGGGCTTCTTTAACCAGGCCGAGATACTGACGCGCACCACCAATAATGTCATCTCTGGTCAGAGTTTCATTCTTGGCAGCAATTTTTGCGAGATAGTCAGTGTTGTCTTCTTCAGCAGTTTTGTTCATGCCGGAGTCTTTGATATTGTAACCTTCAAGCAGACCGGTCTCATCAAGAAGATTCAGAGCTTCAGTGTACTCTTCATCTTTTGCCAGCTTTTCAATGTGTCCATAGAAAGCTTCTGCTATTTTGGTACCAATAGCTTCGGCCTCTTTTATCTGGTCATCACTGGCTGTCTTGTTTGTCGGCTCAACCGCTTCGGCAACAGCGGCGGGAGTCTTATGAAGCATGTTTGCATCAGTGACTTTGCCATCACCGGCTGAAATTGCGGTACCTTCGTTTTGCTTTGTAGCAGCAGGCTGCTCACCGGCCATAGCTTCGGCGTTATTTCCACCGGCAATTTCGGTCTGAGGGGTTGCAACACCTTCAGTGGCGGCTACTACCGGCTCGGCGGCACCAGCGACACTGGAATCTGCAGGTTGAACTTCACCTTCATTTGAGGGAGCTGCCTCATCGGTAACACTCTCAGCAGCAGTCTTTTCAGAACCATCATCAAGTTCTGAAGCTAATTTGTCAAGCAAACTGCCCTGGTTGTCACCATCAACAGCGTTGGCAGATGCTGTTTTCTGACCAGCCTCAACAATATTGAGATGATCCTCAAAAGTTGTTTTCTTGGTCTTACTCATTTATAACCTCCATCGATGGATTAAAAAAAAGTTATTTCAACTTTGCATTTATTAACAATATAAGTTCATGATATATTGAATGCAATAAATTTTCAATAATTAAATATAATTAAATTATATATATCCTAACCTTTTTTAGGTAATTTTTTAATCAGCGATGTAATTCCAGCAGCTGATATACCAGCACCTCCAGCAGCAACTCGAGGGTCTGTTCCAGCACCAGGAAATAGCTTGCGACCTTTGGTTCGTAATGACTTTTGATTGTATACGTTGGCTACATATGCACTTGGTAATGCCAGAGCACTGGCAAGTAAACCATAGCCGTATGCCGCCTCACGAGCGCCAGACTGTTTAATGTGGCCTGAAAAGTTAGTATCCTGTAGTATGTTTTCATAGTCAATTGCAGGCCTGAACATTTCATCATCTTTTTTCTTATTAATTTTATTATATATTGTCGCAACAGCGCCACCACCTATAACTGCTTGGAGCCATGGTTTTGAAAACACATCGGCAAGCTGCTTCGGGCCATACCCTTTCGCTTTTAACTTCAACCCTGTGTATAAAGCAACAAGCCCGGCCAATGCGTGTAGTGGGCTTGGTTTATATTCAGCAGGCGACTCTTCAAACTGCCCGGTCTTTATCATCATTATTGATTTGATGCGAGGCTCAAGAAAGCTGGGGAAACAACTTCTCGATTGTAAATGTGGAACAAGCAGACGACCCAAGGTGTTGCTGAAGTTGCTGTTGGATATATCAAGATGTTGTGGTTCAGCTTCGTCCCTATAGTTGAATATAATACCTTTATTATCCAACTCGTCTGCAAGGGGTTTTTGTCGTATCCGTATTAAAACAATACGCTGGAATTCTTCAGGCTTTGGGTGTATACCAAGGCCAAGAAGTGTTGAGAAGATAGTGCTCAATGACAGCGTGGACGCCATTGAATCAATAAGCTGTCGAGGGAGTTTTGGTTCGGCGGCAATAGAGTTATTCACTTTTTCATCAAGGGCTTTTCTTAATAAAGTGACTTTGCTTGCTGGCTGCATTCTACCGTCAATATCATCAGGGCCGAGCGTTCCACCGATGTTTTTGCTGATTTCACTCTTTTTACTCACCTGCGCAAACTTATCAACCATATCATCAGTAACACCGTATGCGTCAGCTAAATCTGTTGACAGTATAATCGGGCCGGCCGATGCGGCTTTTCCAAGAACATACGAAATTCTGTCTGCGCCGACAAAAACTCTGGATAAATCAAAAAATCTTGGAAAGTCATTATAAACGAACACCTGTGTTCCAGGAAGAATCACCTTGCCTAATTCTCTTGACCACAATTTTGCAAGGTCTTCTGTAATGATTTTACCGAGATGGTTTTTAGCGTGCTTGCAGTAGGACTTTCTGGTCTTGGCTTTATTTCCGCATATGTTACATCTGTCAAACTTTACCTTACACCCCATCGAGACGGCAACATGATCTCCTTTTTCAAGAGCCTCAATAACATCGGCACCAGATTTTGTATTTATGGCTACAATAAGCTCTACACGATGCAGTACCGGGTTCCAGTGTGAGAAGATAATTTCACCGAAGGAGCGCTTCGGGTCTTTATTGACATGGTGCTTATAAAATTTGGCATAGTATTCGAAGGTTTTGTACCCGTAATCGTTTGGCGTGCCCATATCTGTTCTTAATGACTTGTGGGCAAGGCCAACCTCTGGAAAGGCATCACCATTACGATTCGAACCCCATATCTCGTATGAGCCAAGAGCGTTAACCACAACATAATATCGGTCAGGTTTACGCTTCATATGAAGAATAACCTTCATAATTTCCGGAGCATAATTACTTGCCGCGGTCTTATTCATCTGGTAAAGTGAATTTACCGGAACAATGTGTTGGCCATTCTCATCAATGGAGTCGCATGTAATGTATTTTATCATAATATTTTTATGTTAATGGTAGTACCATTAATTTCTGTTGTTCAGGTGGAGTCGCCTCTGTTGGAGGAGGTGCCGTATTTTGTGCTATCTGTTTGAGGGTCGGTATAACCTCTTTCTTCATTGTTCTGCGCTTCCGCATTTCACTGAGAATATTATATAGGTCATGTACCCGGTCTGAAACGCCGGTAGCTAAAGCACCAGCTCCGACAACGCCAATGGTTGTTTTTGGATAGCGACGCACAACATTAAAAAGACCCTTCGCACCTTTCCCGACAAGTTTTGCTATACTGTCTCCGATTGGCGCGGCCCTTTTCTCAATATAAGTATCCATCCCGTCCAGCGGTATCATATCAGTCCTTTCTTATGGGGCGCCGGCTACAGCTTTCGCCCCAGCTTCAAGAGCGCCGGGAACAATTTTCGTCGGCGTGAGCCCAGCCTCAATAGATGCAATATCCTGAACGAGCTTATGGTCAACACCGCCGAACTCTATCATTTTATTGACAAGGTGACCTGCGACCAGTGGGTTGCTGGCAGTTCTTGGGGAGAAGGTCTTTACGACATTGAAATAGTCTTTGAGCTGCTCCTGGTCTTTTTCTGCCAGCTGTGGCACCTTTTTAGTCATTGCGTCATATGAGCGTTTTATTTTTGTTGCCTGTATAATCGGGTCAACGACAACTTCTTTACCTGCAAGAGCGCCAGCACCAATAACAGCATAAGGCATAAGGTCGCCTTTGGCTATATCAAAAGCCTTTTTCTTACCTTTGCCCTTGCCCATAATTTTGATTCCGGACTTGCTGCCCGAACCGGTAAATTTTGCCCATAAACCTTTCAGGCCGGTAGGCGCTTTTTTACCAATAGTAAATGCAGCAAATTTACACAGTATGTCGTACTCTTCATCGCTGATTACACCTTTTGCTTTAAGGTTTTCAGCAGCAGTTTTTATGTTTTCTGTCATATTGGCTCCTTTACATACGATGAGGGTTCACTAATCCCGGCGTGCCCGACCTTTTCCCACCCTCAAATTGATATGCACTGGACGGTTTTAATTGTAATCTTGCGTCGCGGTCCCTTTGCACTGGGTCTATTTTTGCAATATTTTGAAGCTGTTGATTTCTGTCTTTAAGAGACCATAAAGAAAGGCCACCATAAATAGCAGAACCTACAAGAGCTGTTTTTTCCATTGCGGTATTGAAAAAAGCTTTCCACTTTGCATCCATATTATTTCATCCCTAACTGTCTGACTGCTATCAAGTCAGCCTGAGACAATTGGTGAGGTTTAATGTTTCCAGCAAGGATGTTATTTCGGAGGAGCGTTGCATAATTAGTTCCTGACCTTTGCCTGGATGCCCGAACTGCTTTCACCCCTTTAATCCCACCATAAAGCGCTCCGCCTTTTACGGCTGCTCCCCATATTCTTTCACCAACCCCAATCTTTTTACTGAAAGGATTTGCCAGTGCGCCTCTCCAAAGCGCTCCGCCGACATTTTTACCGGCACCGGCGGCGAACCGTAGAGGTGTGGTTAAAAGCCCTGACTCTTTTTTCATAGGATATGCGGCAACAATGGTATCAACATCCTGCTTCATTTCGCGGCGCTTCGCATATTCTTCATCAACTGCGCTTGACGGAAGCTCACCGCGCTTTTCTTTCAATATGACATTTGCTAAGGTTGGTGCTGTGATTCCGACGATAGAACCCTTCAATGTATCTTCAATCATATCACGCAGTCGTGGCTTCCTTTTGACGAGAAGTGGAGCCATGCTGAAAGCCAGGCCTGATATAGCCCCGAGGCCAGCAGCCAACAATTTATCTTTGCGTGTTTCGCCAAACGGTTCATCGTCTGGCTTTATAACCTTTTCGGCAATCCGACGTTCAAACCGGTCAGTTTTTTCTTCCCAATCTGGCATTTGCATATTAAGACTGCTTTATTTTTTCAGTAAACAGTTCACGCATTTTTGATACAGTGTGGCCGAGATTTTTTAACATATCATTCAGTGCGGCAATTTTCTCAACAGATGATATGTACTCGTTTACCGGCTGCAACATATCTGCGTTACGATTAATCCTTCTGATGGAAGACGTTTTGGTAAAGCTTGTATTGACTTTAAAATTCTTCTCTAACAACTCTCTGTGAATCATATCGTATGCGAGAGCGACCTTTTTAAAGTCGTAGCCCTCATCACGCACAAAGCGACACGCCACCTTAGAGATGTCACCAAGCGACTCTCCATTTGCTATCATGGTCTTTGCGTCAAGCGACATCTTTTCAAAAGCCCGGTCAGCATTCATCTCTTCATGTGTTCGTAAAGACTGAATGTCACTAAAAAAGGCCTCAAAGACATTCTTGTATTGGCCTAATTTATGAATCTCGGCAACCTTTTCACCGCCGTCAGAAGATTCTGGAATTTCTTTCGGCGCCTCGCCAGCAACCATAGTTAACAATCCACGAAAATCATTTGGGGGAGTTAGGTATTTATCCATATCTTTTTCACCTTTTTGGATTTCGCCTTTTAGTTTATCATAATCAGCAAGGACAAATGTAATATTAGTTTTATCTGTATCGTCGTTCTGGTATAAAGCGAGGTAAACATTCTGGTTGGCTGTTTCGCATATCCGCTTTAATACTTCCAGATTTTCAATTTCACCGGATTGATATGAATCAAGCAGTGCTTCATTCATGTCGTCACCGGTCAGAAGATACTCTTCTGCTATTTTATGTGCAATTTCTTTAATTGACTCGATCATAATTATATTTCTGGTGGCAATGTTACAGCTCCGTATAAACTGCCAGCGCCCAGAACCGCACCTCCAACAAGCGGGATGGTCATAAGCTCTTTACCTGTGCTTAAAAACCTGTTAGGTTTCTTTTTTACCACTTCTTTTCCTGCTTTCAAAAAGGGATTAATTTTTGATAATATCTTAGTGAAAACAGTGGCGTTTTTTTCCATTTCACTGGTAAATGCTCGTAATACTTCTGTATTTTGTAACATTTTTGACATGCAACACCTCTAAGAAAAATATAACATATATGCTAACCACTTGCAACTATTATCGAATTCTATTAAATTATATTATATAATTAATATACTTCAAAATAATGGGTGGCTTATGTCAAAAAGTGATTTTAATTTCCAGCGCGATTTGAAAGAAGCAATTCTTAATTCAGAAATGGATAGGAAAGAATTGCTTAAGATGACATTCAAATATTGGGTGGCAAAGCTTTTTGAGCATATTCAGGTTAAGCATGGCGCTGACCGGCTTGAGTCTGATTATGTTGTTGAGGTTAAGAAGAATTTGATAACAGAATTCAGAAACACTGACCTCGGCGAGTATCAAATGTCAGAAGAGCAGTATGATGATTTGTTTGAACAGACTGTTCAGGAGATATTGCAGGAAGCGGCGCTTCATCATCAAGGTGAGGATTTAGCAAGTATCGAAAGCACTTTAAGCATCAACAAGGAAAAATATATCCAGGAAGGCGGATTATTTGTTCCGGAGCACTTAAAGAAAAATAATTAAGCAGCTGCTTTCGCTGACTGTCTGTTTCTGCGCACAACGCCAGTCCGTCTTGCGGTTAAATCGTTTCTGTATTCAACAGGGGTCATGCCTTTCATTTTCTCCTGTTTGGCAGTTGCTATCATTTCCTGCTGAATAATGCGAGTCGGAATTGGCTTTGTTTTATTAGGGTCGAACAGCTCTTTGGCAATCTTGATAAAGTTGATAAGACATGCCTTTTTAACGTGTTCGGGAAGCGACGAGATATTCTTTGTCTCCTTAGCCCACTTTTTTGCAGTTCCCTTTGGAAGCTCGCCCCGGTCTTCCATTGCAAAAAATGCCCTCATTTGCGCTTTTGATTTAAATGGCATATTCACCTCTATGGTAATGTAATAACCGTCTGCTCTGAATAGTCAGTATCAGCGCCGCCAGTAAGATACTTGGAGTATTCACCCCTGGCTATTTTACAGGCTATCCTGCTGAACATGTATGAATGAAAGGCATCGTCGGGAACGTTGTGGTCATATTTGGTCATTCTGAGCCTCTCACTATACTCAGCGTAGATGCCGGTAAAGTCAGACTGAAACTCTTTGAATTCTTCATATTTAAAAAATTGTACCTGGGCTCTTTTGATTTCCATGATAAAATCTGTCATCACCTGGGTACGATTTATAATATAATATCCTTTATCCTTATCCCAACGAATTTTCTTCTTTAAAGATCCGTGCTCATAAATTTCAGCGAACCTGTTTACTCCGAGTGACTGAACCATCATAGCGTTTGAAGTGCGTCCGTCACCAGTGTCTGCTATAGTCAGTAGGCACTTAAACAGGTTGATTATTCTCAGCATATCCTTTACCTGAGAAATTGGTTCTGATAACCTGCCGGTGTATCGCTTTTTAAATAATACTTTAAACACACCCTGATGCCAAGTGCTGATAGTAAGCATAGAATATGAAGTTCCCGACGCAGTGTCGCCCTTGCCCCAGTCTATTCCTGCAAAATTTGAACCGGCCTTGACCACTTTATCATTTGGGGCCCATGTATCTTCGACCATATCGTATGGTTGACAACAGGCTTTAATTTCAGCAACACTCAAAGGGTGCTTGGCGGCAGCGTATGGAAGGGCCAGCACTTCGTTGAAATATTTCTCAGTGGAGTAAATCTTCCTTGTCCGGATTACATTAATCTGCCAGGCCTCTGAATTGTTAGGGTTATTTACCCAGTTCAAAACAATCTGTGGCAACCGGAAGCCGTCAATAAACCCTTCCGGATTCATAGCTACCCACTGCCCGTCACGGTAATGTATTGGCTTTCCACACTTATTACATATCAGGCAAGTGTCACCGATATTGTATTCGTTGATGAAATTGTATTTTCTGCAACCCTGGTTTTCACACTTGATAATCCATTCATTCTGAGTGGACTGCTCCCAGTATATCTCCATTGTGTTTTCAACAGTTTTAGGTGTTCCGGCGTATATCTTACTGTTGAAAAGGTGCATTGGGAGGTTGGGCTGTTCTTTTACCAAATGATCCCATTTAGCAAGACTATGACTCATGGACTGTTCAATAACCGGGATGTGGTCGCTGATTATGTCCTGAACCTCATCAATCGCTGTCAGGTCTGCCGAGATACCACGAATTGAGTCAGCAGTGTGGAACGCTGACCGGAGATAAATCTTACTTCCATTCCGAAGCTCTTTATACGAAACCTGGTCTTTAGTCTTGGTATCGAAGTAATGGTCACGGATAAAATGAGATTCACGCAGGGCGCTATTGAGCTTATCTGTTGAGAACACTGACACCTGATGTCCGGTAGGTGCCACATACAGTGCATGGTATGGACTATACTTTACTGCCGGGAGGGCCACTTTAAATCCAAGCGTAGTAGATTTGTGCGTTTGCCGCCCAAACTTAAACATCATTGCGTTGGATTTTAAATTATAAAGCGGATACAGATGCCGCATTGACGCTTCGGGCATCTGCAGCGGAGCCATATTCAGATAGAATACGTTGACTGCAAACTGTTGTGGAGTAATCATAGATTTGGAATATCACCCTTGATATCATCCTGCACATCTGGCATATCATCGATTTTGGCAATCTGCTCATTACACTGGTCAAAACCAAGCTCAAGCTCACGCATCTTCTTAAAGAAATCATCTGACTTATTATCGCCGTCAGGCATATTGTCCCTGGCACGGATGTATAACTTCATCCACTCCTTCGCCAGTCTGACCCGCATTTCCTCTACGTTGCGTCGTTTTGATTTAGTGTTTTCAAATGCACCGACTATATCATTAGAACCTGAACTTTCCTCAACCTCAACACTCTGCGCCATGTTCATAGCTTCATAATATTTGAACACGCTGTCTGTCTGAACCTTTTGCAGAAAGTCTTTGGGGGTAGGGGCTGTTACAGTGTATCCTATCTTCCACTTAATGTAATCACTGTCATGGAAATTGAATGGAACATCGCAGCCGTCATGTGAATCGGCTGGGATATCACGCATTTCTATTTCAGAGTTTCCTGACCTGAACTGTCGGATGATTAACGAATTGTTCCTGAATGGCCTGCAATATCTATGCGCATCTTTGGCTGACAGGTTGTTGGTGTCCCAGAATATTTTTTGATACAACTGAAGCGCATCAACACCAATCTTCCTTCTGTACTTTACCATTATGATTTCTGAAATGGAATCGATATCTTCTTCATTGAAAAGGAAAATATTAATCAGGGACATTACATCTTTATGAGTATGCGCCCACACACAGTCTTCACACCATTTAAAATAATTTGGCTTATTATCAATGTTATCATTACACCTTACAATGTAATCGTATATTTCGAATACATCAAAATACCTCAACCACTCAACATGGGTTGCATCACTGGTGCTAAGCAGCATTCTATTTTCAACATGCTTACTTATATTTTCAGGTAGGATGTCTCTCATCTCGGAGAAGATTTCGCTTACTTCTTCTTCCGTCACTTCATAGCTGAAAGAGTTGAGTTTGCTTATGATATCAGGTATCTCTTTATTACAAAATAAAAGAGTTATGATAAATTTCTTAAAAGGAATTGTACCCATTAAACCTCTCAATTAGTCTATATTATGGAATATATAATATTTTTTATAATATCGCTAATTTATCGTTTAATTTTTTTGTACTTGCAAGAATCGTTAATTATATTCTATAATAACATTATATATTAGTTTTGACTTTTTTTCAAAGGATATAGATATGGAGAAAACTGCCTTCAAAGGCGCTTTATCCAAAGTGATAAAGAGCCCTATAACTGCTGCTGCGGCCAGCCTTACTGCTGGTGGTACTGGCGGGTTCTTGCTCGGTAAGAAGAAGGGACTCCGGGTCGGTGCAGAAACAATGGCTGATGAGCTTGGAAAAGCTTTTGTTGAAGCTAATATCCGGGAAAATAAGCGGTTACATACCGCATGGCAAGCACGAAATAAAGTTGAGAACAAACAAATAGCACAGCATTATTTAAGAAAGGGGTTCCAGATGGGTCAAGCAAAAACAGCTGGTCAACTCGACGAAGTTTACACTGCATCGTTTGAAGATGAGATGCAGAAACTCGCCTCAGACTCTTCGGTTGCAGAAAGTTTTATTGGCATGGATAAAGAGGCCAAGGCTGGTGTCTTAAAAGCTTTGTTCGGCGGCAAGAAAGTTTTTAAAGACATTGGGAAAATTTTCAAAGGCCAGGGTGTTGGTCTTACTAAGAAAAAATATAAAACCTTCGGCGAAAAAGCAATGGCATCAGCCAGGCTGCTCGGTAAAAAGGCCCCTGGAACTCTTGCTGCAGGAGGTCTTGCCGCTGGTTACGGTACCGGCAAACTATTATAATGTTATCTATATCCTCAGAGTATTTTGACGGGCAGCTGCAGAACACGGCAGCTGCCTTTGTCAAACTTGCAGTGTATGATGAGACACTGTATAACGCTCGTGCAAAGCATGATCTCCAGCCGTTAAGCAAGAACAGGCCCACACTATCTAAACCGCAAGACCGGCCATTCGCCAAAAGACAGACAAGAGCCAATGTCAGCATGAGCCATCTGGTAGATAAAAAGAAATTGCATGCCCATGTCAGAGAGCGGAGTGACACCAAGTATACCAAGTACTCGTTATTTTAAAAATTATCATGTAATAACAATGTTGAAGGACTTATTATTCCTTCTTCTTTTTAATATTGAGTTTAGGGGGTCGGGATTCTCGGCTCCCTTCTTTAACTAATGAAAGGGCATATACCAAGAATGAACAACGGTATGTTTCACATCTTTTTCCACGATGATGTGGATGGTATTATAAGCGCGGCTTTGGTTTTAAAGTACGTGGTCGATGGTAGAATGTACACCCTAAGACCTGTGAGGTCTTCACAGAGGGGTGATAAGTTTAATAAAATCATAGAAGATGCGGATTTGGATGGTAACGACATTTGTATAATTGTTGACTACCAGCACCATGAAATGGCCAACTTATGGATTGACCACCATTACAATAAAACCCTTGGTGACAAGCCGGTCATTGATCCGAACAAGTGTTATGACCCAAAGGCAAAATCTGCGGCGAAAATTATTTATGAACACCTTACATACAACCCGCTTGGAAGGTATTTGCCGATTGACCCGCATATGATTAATATGGTTGATATGATTGACAGCGCCGGCTATGAATCTGTTGAATATATATTCAGCTGTCTTACGCCTTTGATGATATTAAAAGCGCACCTTGAGCAGATGACTATTACGATTGATTCGCTGTATTGCAGAATAGTCGAAGTGATTTGTGCAGCAGACTTTGACATTAATGAGGCGTTGCTAACTCTCGGTATTGACCAGTCGGCTGTTGCAAAGTTACGGAAGGCAGCCTTGTCCATTGAAAAGGCGATGGTTATAAATGGACCGGTTGCGATCACTGAGATGAACAGACTGTATGCTTACCCCAGGTATTCTGAATATTATGTCAGGCCTGATGTAAAATATGCATTCAGAGTTGTACACCTCGGTGGCGACAGGGTACAGACCGATGTTGGTTTTAATCAATGGGGCAATTTTACCAATGGTGTTCATATTGGTCAAATGCTGGGAGGGTTTAATTACACCATAAGTGGCGGTGGCCACCATGATGTTGGTGGCTCAGTTATTACCAAAGATAAATTGGAACAACATATTGATGACATTTTAACAATACTTAATCCGGAGGGCGAAATGGCAGACGCTGAGATGGAAAAGGTAGGAGTGGATATTGAGGTGGATCCGGTTGAGACCGAAGCTACTGATATGGTCAAAACAGGAGAAGCCAAGGATATGAACGAGGCCCGCAAAAAGGCCGTAGAAGAACAGGAGGAAGACAAAACTAATGATAAAGGCTCCACTCAGTAATTTTGACATGCCCAAGATTCTTGGGGCCGAAATTGAAGAAATTGATGACATAATTCTAAATAAACACAATCATCTTGATAGGATAACAGTCCCTAAAAAGGACGGATCCAAAAGACAAATCGTTGCACCCGACAAACGATTAAAATATATACAGAAGTCAATTTACTGGCGCTTTCTTCGCCGGTTCAGGCCGAGTGAGGCTGCTCATGGCTTTGTGGCAAAGAAAGGTATTGCAACAAATGCAAAGCTCCATGTCGGAGCAAACTCTCTTGGTAAGATTGACATTAAGAGTTTCTTTGATTCCATATCAACGGAACATTTGAAAAACTGCCTGTTCGGCAATAAGCATATTTGCAGATATTGCAAATTTTATGAACGGATGCTGGATGGAAGGTGCAGCCCATCGCTTTATCATAATAAAAACCAGAATTATGAGTTTAAGTGCGAAGAGATAAAAGCCGTAGTCATTAAAGAATATTGCGAGGCTACTGGCTACCAGTCCATGTTTAACCGGATAATTGACCTTTGCACTGTTGATGGATATACTGCACAGGGGTTTCCCACCTCTCCAATGATAGCGAATATCGTTATGAGGGGTTTCGACCAGACCATGCTCAGATATTGCAAAGAGCGAGACATTGAATATACCAGGTATGCTGACGACCTTGCGTTCAGCAGTAAAACCTTGACTAAAAAAGAGTTAAAGAAAGCCATAAAACAGCAGGCATACAGACAGCTGTGGGCTTATGGATTTACTCCGAATAAAAAGAAAACATTGTGGAAATCAAAAGCAGGAAGGCTTAAGGTGTGCGGTGTTGTTGTTAACGTAAAAACATCAATACAGCGGAAAAGGATGCATCTATTCCGGGCACAGGTACACCACGCCACTGTTAAACACGCTGATAAAACTACCAAATCACTTCTGAAACAATTAAAAGGGTACGCCTCATTTGTTATGTCAATTGACCATGGTAAAGGAAAGAAATACATGGATCAGTTGCTAAAATTTGAAGGAGAAAAATTTAATTAGAAACGGAGAAATTAGTGACATTTACAGTTTACACTGACGGTGGTTGCTCTGGAAACAAGAGAGATGCTGGATGTCCTGGAGGGTACGGGTGGATTATATTAGACCCTGCCAACACAATAATAAGAAAAGGAGGTGGCTACAGAATAAACGTCACCAATAATCAGATGGAATTGCTCGCTGTTATTCAAGGGTTAAAGGCATTAAAGAAAGAGCTGGACGATTCTTATGACGGCGCCTCAAACCACCATTGTATAGTAAGGCCAGATTCGCAGTATGTAAGTGAGAACTATACTGCATACCTTCCTGAATGGAAGAGGAACGGCTGGAGAAAATCAAACGGTAAGAAAGTATTAAACTTGAATTTGTGGAAAAGGTTGGATAGTATTACCCCCGAATTTAAATCCTTTACCTTTAAGTGGGTGAAAGGGCATGCATCAAATCAGTATAACAATGCTGTTGATGCTATTGTCAAGGAGCAGATGCTTAAGGCGAAGGGTAAATAATTCTATAACCATTTTCCATACAGGAGAGTTTATGGACCAAACAGCAACAGGCGAGCAGAAGCTCGAGAAATTTAACAAAGGTGTCGATGCGACAGCGAATTTTGTAAAAGCAATAGCTGAACCGGTTGCCAATTTAGTTGGTAGTATGAAAAAAATTCTGCCGAAACGAAAGAAAAAGGAACCTGATCTTACAGAGACCAAGAATGAGGCAGATTAAACTCAGTTGATGGAGGGAGAGCTGAGCTCTCGACTGAAGCGTTTCGCTTCGGAGGGCATATAAGGCACCTGTGGCTCACAAAAACGCACGGGGCGTATAACAAATCCAATTTCTAAAACAGAAGCTGTTTTACAAATGTGGATTTGTGTCGATCAATGCCTGGTCACGGCTCCCGCACTAACATGCGGGAACCGTGCGGCCAGTCAGGGTTGCCCCTGTCTGGCCCCCGACCCCAGCCAGATTCAGCTTCATCAACATAGTTTTTAAGCCTTCCCGACCGAAGGCTTTTTTTTTAGCTATTAATACAAAAGGCCCGGTTAGACCGGGCCAATTGCTCAATTATTTAAAAAGGATAAAGCAACGTGCTAACCTTCAACGGCCAGCTTTACACTTTCGAGATTAAGAATCACCTTGTTGAGGCCGTCCATAGCCTTTTTCACAGCGCTTTCATCAATATCTTTCAGGCCCATCCGTGATGCTATCAGCAGCTCGGCAAGGTTGTTGGAGACATCCTTCATTGTACGCAGGTTGTCAATATAACCCCTCAGACTGTCCTCATTGATAAAATTCAACGACAGCACAACGTCGACAGCTTCAGGGTCATCAAGGGCGCTTGCCTCTTTAACCAGGTCTACCCTCATTTCGTCACACATCTGTTTAAGGATTTTCTTGACTCTGGCCTGCTTTTCAAGCTCCTTCACCACACCGGTATTGATGTAATCGTCACACACTCCCCATATGGTGACAGCCTTATCAGCGACATCGTCATCAGTTGCCCGGTTCAAGGCCACCTTCATTGCTGTCTTGGCTATTTCAGTTTCGACACCCATTGTATTAAGCGCTGTGATTGTCTGCTTTGTGTCAAGGCCGGTGCCGTTAATTTTAGCCACTTTCTTTAACGGTTCGAACGGTTCGCCGGTGATAGTATAAGCGTTGTCCTGGATAAGCAGGGCCACTTTATTAATCGCAGCATCTTCATACATCTGACATATCGGTTTGTCGGGCTTCATAATGTCACCATTGTTCAGCGACTGCATAAATCCTGAATTGATAATAAGAGACCCTTCAGGGACAAGGTATATATTTCTCACCTTTCCGAGAACCATTTTGTAGACAGGATCTTTTACATCGCTGACACGCTGTATTCCGGCAACATTAGCAGGAACAACTGCGTCTTCTGCTGATACAAAAACATTGATATCGTTGACGCGGTATTTGCGGAACCTGCCGCCGAACGATGTGCATTCATACGCATCTTTGGAGCCGTAAATCACGAAAAGATTTCCATACAGACCACCACAGCATACGCCGCCATGGTATTCTTTCTTACCGTCTTCACGCTCCTCATTCGGCTTAAACAGCTTGTCTGAGCCGTCATTTTTATTTTCACGATTTATGTTGGTAAAACAATCGCTGGTTTTATCACGGAGGATGCCGATGGCTTTTTCCATCGCACCATCCTGGCCGAGGACGCTTGAGCCATAAAAACCAATACCGGTTTTCTCATAGTCATTGTATCGACAGTAGTACCTGCCATCAAGCGAAATGAAGACCTGATCGCGGCGGTTGCGAACCTTCTTTTTATCCTTGGTCGCATCGTCATCGCATGTGGATGGTACGCATCCTATTGGTTCATTTCTCAGGTCATAACTGTCTTTATAATCAATAACGATACCAGGGACGGCTTTACCGTTCATGGTGGCAAGGAACCTTCCAGCCATTGTGCTACCGCTTTCGATATAGTCTTCCATGGTTGGATATTGATACAGCCTGACCTCACACACTGATGGAGCTTCAACAGGTTTGAGGCTGTTCACATCAAACAGCTGAGAATCCAGAACAACCACGGCGCGTTTTGCTTTGACGACGTTTTTAAGGTCAAGGATACCTTCTTTATGGTCGTCGCTAATGATACGCTTTTTATTTTTATTAAGCTCTATGATGTTCCCTATCAGGTCGCCGGTGTTATCAACGAAAGATTCGCCAACATCTGCATCTGACTCCATCTGGATAGCGAGCTTTTCCATCGCCTCTGTGTCAGCGTATAAAGGCCATCCTGACATCTTGGAGAATTCAGGATAGTCATATGAATTCATAAGGTCATTGATGTCAATGGTCTCTTTAGGGAGGATTCCACCGGGGCGCTTTATTCCCGGATACTGACCACCCTTAATTTTATTTTCAACCTTGCCAATCTTCGTTGAAGAGAGAACCTTTTTGATATTATCAAGGTTTGCTGAGACGAATTTGTTCTCACCCTTTTCTTTGTATACGAAGACGTCGAACGGGCTCAGCTGGTAATCCTTGACAATAATTGGAAAGTTGATTTGCCTTCCCTGGTACGATACGATTATACTCCCTTTGGCGTATCCTTCATTTTCGTCAACTGACTTTACTGAAATATCAACGCCAAATTCTTTTGGCAGGTAATTGACCTGCTCAATAAATTGGTCGAGGATTTCCTCGTTCCATTCTGCCACATTGTTAGGCAGCTCGTAATTAGCTACCTTCGTTAATGTTGGCGGATTGACGGCATCATGTACAGTAACCATATTTTATGTCCTTGTTTATGTTTCTTTTATAACACTTGGTTTCAGGGTTTGATACATCCATAGTCCAATTGGCCCACCTGGAGTAACTGTGGCTGGGGCAACTGGTAATGGTGTTATTCCGACAGCAAGTGCAGCTTTCATTATGTTGCTTGAAAGTGCTAAAGATGTTCCATACACTATTGCGTTTGCTATCAATTCAGATCCTATCTCTATATCCACATCACGGCGGTTCCTTAAGTGATTTATATTATCCATGATAAATTTATAAATCTTAGGCTCAAGGTATTGACCCATTATTGATTTTGTAAACCGCTCCTGGGTCATGACTTTTCCTTGGTAACGCCGTTCAGTGCATCAAATATTTTATTTCCAACCTGATATGGCGGCACATCACCACCAACAGGGCATATTCCCTGGGCAAAAGCTGTTGAAACCAATTGATGCGATAATACTTTTGATATACCGTAAGCTATTGCATGAGACAGGTGTTTAGCACTTTCCTCAAGTGTCATTTCGAACTTTTCTTTTTTGCTGAACGCCTCTCGTTCAAGCGCCTCTGCGTTATCACGCACGAATTTCGTTACATCGCCAACAACCTGCTTGCCGACAATTGATTCGGTTTTTCTTATTAAAGGCACCTTAACCTCTCATATTATATAATATAATTTAACTTAATTCAAATTCACAGCCGATTAAATTTAAACCGTAGGAAATCTATCACGGTCTCTAATCAAACCTGACGCCGCTTTATCTTTACCGATTGATGTAAATCCTCCATTTTTAGCAAACTTTTTAATCCCAGCATCGAAGATGGGTTCAATAGCAGGGTGTATAAATGCCGGGCCGCCAGGGGATGTTACCTGACACCACAGTTTTCTATACGTGCTTAAAAATTCAAGAAATGAATTTAAAAGAATTTCCTGCTTATTTATCCTCACCCCGTTCAAGGCGGTAATATCAATACCATTTGACGGGTCAAGAACAATTGAGTTGTTACTCTCATCATTATCACCATGAGACAGAGAGATGCGACCCTTGGAATGTATAGTCAGGCCGTCTTCATCAATCTTTAAATGAAATGCATTCAGGTTCTCAGCGGGCTTGGCCTGGCTCGCAGCCCTCAGATCAAGCTCACCTTTATCGCTGATTGTCAGCTTAAACCGGTTTCCGACAAGGGCTGGTGTTGCGCCTGGAGACACCGGCACCGTCTTCTCATTGTCTTTGACATCATCGACGCGGATATTTACAAACTCATCGCCTGGCTTTCCGATTTCTATTGTGGCCCGGGTGTCTCTAAAGTTTACAATTTTGGTAAACAAAACGTCTTTGTTTTTGGTCACGGATGGCTCATCCATATTTGCCCCCACCCACGGCGCATAAGCCCCTTCGCAGGTAGAAACCCAATTATATGGCGACCTGGTCTGAGTAACAAACCTCCGGTAAATTACCGGGAAGTCTTCCTCAGAAATCCTACCGCTTTCATCCTCAACATTATCACCGTCATACATGCCGAAATGCTCTCTGGCGAAATAATTAGGTGGGTTATGAGAAACGATACGGAAATGGTTCTGAGCAACAAGGTAACTCATATTGCGTGATAAGCCGTAGCCGAACGGTTTTAAAACAAACTGTATTGCGCCACCTGACGCCATGACCACATCACCACTATCAGTAGCAACGAGTCCAGCATCGCTTTTTGCGTTCAGATACCTCATATGGTCAGGACTGTTTTCTGACAATGGGTTCTCCACCCTTTTGGTGGCCATGGTGCGCTCATTGAACATTCCTAAAATGTAATGATTACCTCCGGCCATAACACCTTCATAATCATTCTTCGCACCACCAAATGCAAAACTGACCATTAATTTTACATAGTCACCCTTTTTAAAATTACCATCTGTTCCTGGGCTGTACATAAGAGTAGCATTGACTGGCCCTGCAAAACCAAGCATGGGAGAATCATACAAGCTGACCTCGTATGACTCCTCATCTTCGAGCTTATTGGTTATAATACCACTGCACATACACTGAACAGGGGTCTGGCTAATGGTGTCGGTTGGATGATTCATAAATTATGCAGTACCTTTGATAAATTTATGATAACGACTGATTGCTCCACGGAGCGTCGGTCGAGCATTGTACGCCCGGTGAGTGTTTGTAATATAAGTTGTCTTTTTAGTTTTAGGGTTATGAGATTTCCATACAGCTGGGGTCTCTTCACCATTTGGGCCATGGTGCCATACAGCCCCCCTTTTCATTACAGTTGATCGCTCCTCTGGGGTGAGAGGAACTTTATACTTCTTCAGAATTTCGAATGAGCTTTTCTTGGCAAGTTTTATCATTGCGCCAGAAAAGGCTGTCATTACATTTTGATTCATAATACCTACTTTTTTACTATTTTTTTGAGTTTCTTTACTGCGTCAACAATCAAATCTTTATTAACCACAACAGCAGTTGGAGCAGCAACCGCAAGAGCAGTGGCTCTTGCCCGTTTACCGGCCTTATCAGCTTCAGTATAAGTTTGCAGGGCAAGTTCTTTTATTTTCTCTTCACGCTTCTGCCCGGCAAATGGAGAGAGTTCCCACGCCCTATGCTCTTCTTTTAAATCGGGCTCGAAATGTCTTTTTATTTTAGTCAAGAGCCCTTTGTCCTGCAACTCTTTATATGATCGATGGTGGCCCAGCTCATGCCCGAGAACGTACTTATTAATTTTACCAGTGTCTGGAAGTATTACAATAGGGCTTTTCTTACTGGATGAATACAATGCGTTCTCTTCAATAGGAGTAAACATACCGAGCAGTATTTTTCTCAGCACATTGACGTCCTTCATTTTCTTAAGCTCTTTTTTCTTGGTAATTACTGAAACTTCAGGATGCAATTCTTTTACTTTTTTTCTTAAGTCTCTCACACTGGCAGAAGACTGCTCCATCTTTTTAGCAAATTCAGGGGTGATATCTTCAATTTTCTTTTGAGCTATTGTGCCAAATACAGAACCACCAAGACCAAGTCCCATTAAACCCGCCACCAATGGTGTGCCGGCACGCTCTAATATTGTTTCATATCTACCGGCAACTTTTTCAATAGGCTTTGTTTTTTTAGGCTTAACACCTTTATGGCTTTTGCAGCCAGACAATTTCTCAAGCTCGTCAATAAAGGCGGCGTTGTAAATATCATCATAAATTACCATGTGTATTCTCCTGTCACGTACTGAGGGATCGGGTGCCCTTTCTTCGGGTCGATTGTAGTTTTCCAACCCTGAGTGGTACCTTCTTCCAGAACTTTTCTAATTCTGTTATGAGCAAGGCGTGCAATCCAGTCTTCTGAAGACGCAGCCTTCGCACTGATACCCGCCGGCGTTAAGAACGGCTCGTGTTTAATTCTATCCTTAAAGACCTTGACCCGCTTAACACCCTTTTTGCCGAGGTCGTCGATTGTTCTCTTATCAATTTTCTGATGCTTTTTGTGCGTGCCATAATTCTGAGCGAGATGGTCTCCCTCAGACTGCTCAATATCTTCTTCCTTCTCGTTATTATTGTTATAATGCTCTACGGCAGTAAGAGGGGCGATGTCGTGAGGGGTATATGCGCTGGAGCCAGGGTCAAGCACTCTTGTTGTATTGGTAATCCCACGGACAATTGTTTCAATATCTCTACGGTCGAGCTTACCCTCATTAATGTCATCAATCTGTTCGACCAGGAACTTTTGAGTATCTTTCATACCTTTGTATTTCAACATATCGTGAGCACTGGGAGTTCCAGTTGACAGCTTGTCTCCCATCTTAATCCTGTCACCCCTCTTTACCGAGACGCGATTGTTCGGGTCAATATACCGGTTGGTTTCTTTCTTTCCATCAGATAAGACAACGTCCCAACCTCCAATAGGAGACTTGGAAATACTCTTTACCTCTCCGCTCATATCTGAAAGGGTAGCCTTGTCCGGAAGGTTTCTGGTAAACCGCAATGTTCTGTCCAGCTGGTCGAAGCGGGTACCTTTCTGGTGTGTATCATCACCTTTAAAAGCGCCGCCGGTATGAAACGATTTCATGGCAAGGTTAAGTGACGGCTCGGTAATTGTATGGGCAGAGATTACACCGATATTGTCACCGATATTGTGACGCTTACCCTCATAATCCGTGCCATATGACCAGCTTGAGAACCCGTCTCCTGGTGTTGGGTCGGTAAGGGGCGATTGGATAAATATACTTTTGACTTTATTCTGAACCATCTTGTTCATCGTGTCGCTGTCAATAAGCTCATTGCGCTTGGCGATAATCTTACCACCGGTGTCTTTAACATCACGGGCAAGGTATCGGTTCATTATAGCCTTCTTATCATCAATCTTGTATTCGACACCCTCAACATCTACTGGCTCATCATTATGGATGCGCGTTTCGTAGATTGAGTTCATCAGGTCTTTTGTCAGCCAGCCCGGCATATAAGACTGAACTGATTTCTTAATACTTCCGCCGCGGGCTCCATGAGCAGCGGCCCAATACCCTGAAGTATTTAGGCCTTCTGAGTATGATTTGGTAATCGGAACCGGTATTGGCTGGTCATTCGCATCCATGACAATACCGGGCATAAGCGTTATAGCAGAGGTATTATCAATACCTTTACCAGCCCCTGATTGTATCCCGACACCGAGCATGGTCGAATCACCGTATTTCTTTTCGAGTTTTTTCTTGCCCTTGATTGTCGCATCGGAATACGCCTTGACCACAGTTCTATCTGAACGCCCAAGCGATTTCTGATAAGCTTCATCCAGCAATGTTTTTCTGAGGTCTTTGTCAGCCAGAGTATCAGAGACCCCGAGTGTAAATCCATACTGGGTAACATAATTGTTACCAATATCTTTAATTTTATCAGCGAGACCAAGCGCAACCTTTCCATTGTGCTTCTTGGTTACGTTTTTAACCCAATCCTGCACATTTTTAGAATCAAGCTCAACATCCCATTTCTGAGTATCTTCTGGAACAACAGAATTAATTTCATGCATACCGAACGGAGCCTTACGACCATTGATCTCTATAGTGTCACCGTATGTAAACCTATTATTATTAAAAGCGAACCTTGCTTCCTCAATATCTTTGAATTTTAGTTTTGTATTCTGCCCACCCTTGCCCTTCGACATTAACCAGCTGCCAGCAACCATATCTGCTTCAGGAGCATTCAGCACTGAATCATACCCGGTCTTAAGCATACTGGCTGACGGTTTCATTGCCTCCGCCTCCCGGAGAGCTTTTGCACTTATCGGAGTGTGTAGTTGGAACGTATCTCCGTCAAAGTCTCCGCCGAAATTCTCTTTAATCACAACAGACGGAACCTCAATGGATTTGCCATCTGTCAGCTTTGGTTTGAAGGCTGTCATATTCCACCGATGAAGCGTCGGTGCCCGGTTTGCTATAATGAGCCTCTCATCTGAAACGACCTGTCGTGCCCGCTCGAATATTGGAGACTTTTCTTTAATGTGCTTTTGGGCCTCACCAGGCTTATACCCCCAACCAATCAATTTACGCATAATAAATGGCTGGAACATTTTTGTTGCCATGTCTTTCGGGAGACCAATCTCGTCACCACCGAGGTCGGGATTGAGGATAATGGTAGAGCGTCCGACCAAGTCCTGCCTGCGCTCAAGCACCCGGTCTTGGAAGAAACCCTCTTTGGTCTGCTTCTTTTTACCGCCATCAATCTGTGTAATAAAACCCTTCTTATCCTGAACGCGATGAAGGTATGCTGTCGGTTCGGTCAGCCCGGATATCGCTTTCAAATCCTGGTACATTGCGCCACGAGTCTCTGCCAATTGAAGATTCTCAATATCATCATTTCCGACACTTTTCTTCAATTGAGACTTCAGGCCTTTGAGCGCTTTTGCAGTGTGGCCAGCCGTCTGATACAGATTGTTGATATCAGACATTATGATTACATTGTCTGGCCCCATAGCTACCATCGGACGGTATTTGGATGGTGTTACCAGAACGTTTGAAACCATGTAATCAGTTGGTTTCATTTTATTGTCTTTTAACGATTTTAGATACTTAATCTTGCGGTGCGCCTTATTTAGTTCTGACGGATTGGTAATAGTCTGGGCCAGCTCCTGAGTATTTTTCAGCTCTTTATTAACATTAACACGCTCCAGCATCATTTCAATAGCAGGCCCCCCAGATATAGCATTCCGTGAACCTGGCTTGACTATCTCACCGGTTGTTTTATCAATAAACTGCTTACCATCCATCACGCTGTTGAGAGTCTTTAAAGGCATGTTAAGAAGAGACGCTGTGGCAGCGGCGGTAATTGGATTAAGGGTTTTTTCCGGAAGAGCAAAATGAGTGTAGTGATCTCCGAACATTCCACCAGCTTTAACCGGGTCATACAGCCCTTCCCGCATTGGGGACATGTCTTTTTTACGGTATGTTTCCTGTGGGCGTTTTAACTCGCCCCTTGACCTTGCTAATATCTCATCATCTGTCATGGGCTTTAAAGTAAAGGTTTTCCCTTTCTGCTCCACATTAATGCCGGAACCAGCCATCATGGAAAGCATCTTGTCCCACACAAATGCCTTCTTGGGCGGTGGCAGGCTTTGGCCAGTTTCCATGGCTTCCCAGAATTCATCATTTTTCTGGCCTTTAATTTGAAACATCTCCTTCAGGTTTTCATTGGCGCCGCGAGCAAGCATTGCAGCCATTTCCATTCTGGCAAGATTCTTACCACCGGTCTTTCCACCGGCTACTGGCTGCTCATTTGCATCGTACCCGTCTTTATATCGTGAAGAGAATTTATGCTCTACAATGTGTTCCAGCTTCAGGATGTTTGACTTCCCATTAGCCACCGGGTTTAAAAAAGGCTTTCCCGTCTCAGGGTCGATTAAAATATCTTTATCGTCCAGGCCCCATTTTTTCAAATCATCCATTACTTTTTGTGAATTATCTTCACCAGAGAAATTTAAAACTTTATACTGCTTCCCTGATTTGTCAGCGATTTTGCCCGCTGCATTTTCCAGAATCTGAGATGTATTAATACGATTGGATACACCAATCGGGTTCATAGTCAACTCAATGTGTTTTCCGGTTTTCGGGTCATAAGGCATTTCATGGTCGGGAAGTATCTTTGATATAATGTGCTTATTGCCATGCAGCCCGGATATTTTATCAGCCTCACGAAGGGGTTCTTCGGTCTTGATGCTGACAAGGACGCTGTTACCATGCTTCTCAACATTGGTAACTTTTCCAACATGGTCATTGTCCCACTTGATGGCATTATTGGTCATGTCTTTCATAAGCTGTTTGTCAAGACGCCCAAGCGCCTTATCATCAGCTGTCGGGACGCGCCGCTCCATATGCGCAATAAGAATATCATCACGAGCTACTTTCTGGCCCTTTTTAATAACACCGTCTTTGTCCAGCTTCGACAGCTGTTCGGCATTTGCTTCTTCAGGGTAGTACGCTTTGAACTTATCTCTCGAGAACGTGCCTTTAGCTGACCTCTTTACTTTAAAATCACGCATATGCAATGAGGTTAATTTCTTCGCGCCACTTTCTGACATTACCGCGGAATCCTCATAGTTGTAGCCCTTGTATGGAAGGTACGCCACCCGGAGATTTGTGCCGATAGCAACTTTACCATCTTTGGTAAAATTGTTGTCGGCAAGAGTTTGTCCCGATTTAACCTTATCGCCCTCTTTGACAAGAGGCTCGTTGTGAATGAAACTCTCTGAGTTTAATGAGAAATTATTGTAAAGCTGCACATCATGTGCGGCACCTTTTTTATCAGTGATAGTTATTTTACCCGGCGTTACCTTGGTTACGGTTCCAGCTGCTGGGGACTTTGGGAGTGCCATTGTCTCTGCCATCATTCCGCCAATAGACATACCGTTTTCATCAACAATATTAACCACAGGCTGCTCACGGTATTTTAACGGCAGGGCTTGCTCTTGCATTTTCGAAGCTGTCAGCCCACGGTTACCCTGGATTGAATTCAGGAATGGTATTGAGTTTGCAGATGTGTCGAACATACCTGACGGGCTGGCAATGATACTGTCAACCTTTGATGCAGCAACCTCTTTGATATCACCTTTATTGATAACCCTGACTTTCCTCTTCTTCGGTTTTGGAACTTTTCTGGAGGTGTCATACTCATCCGGGAAAGCAATATTCTTACCCCATGTGTCCATTGGGCGCATCATAACCGTTTCACCCTTTGGGGACAGAAAGCGACTGTATAAATCATTGCCAACTTTTATCGTATCAACAGTGCTGTGCACCGCAACTCCAATACCCGGGCCTTCAGGTGTATGAAGCGGGTCGATAAATCCTGCTTCACTATTTGATATCTGCCTGGTCTCATTGGTGATAGCATTGGTGGTTCCTATACCACCCTCACCCATTACGGTGAACTTACTACCCTCTCCGATTATTGACATGGTGTTGGTCTGGTTTGGTGGGTTTGACAGCTGGCTGCTGGTTACGACACCTATAACGAACGGGTCAAATACCTGGGAGCTGATTGATTTATTAATCTGTTTATTCTTTTTAAGCTTGTACTTAATATTGTTGATAATTTTTCCACTGTTCTTGACCAGCTTCTCCCTGACATGGTCTTCGATGTCATAAAAGGATTTGAATATCAGAGCTTCCCGGTCGTCACCTTCAACATCACCTTTATGTATTCCAATAATTTTATTGGATGCATCAAGCAGAACATTTTTGTTGACATTTTTATATGGCTTACCCAACGTAACTTGAGTAGTTTCAGGGTCTAAGCCTGTGACAAAAAGTCGTTCTTTTATCTCTTCATTTATTTTTGCCGTTGGTGTTCCAGTTGCCGGAGGGCGGCCAAATATTGCTTCGTATAATTTGTTCTGGTCCCTGGTAGCATGTTTATCATAAGCTTTTGAATTGGCTTCGTAGACCGACTTTCCCCATCGGTCTGTCAGTTCCTTTTCACTCACACCCACCATTCTTAAAGCATTGATAAGAGGTATGTTCTTGGAGCCATACCCCATGGTGAATGTTTTCTTCTCAGGGTTGAAATTGATTTTGAAATTATTGTTAAATCCTCGCTCAAAATCGACGGTCTTATCAACATTGAAGAAAGAGCTTATCTCACCATTGGTCTGTCGCTTTGTGTATACGCCGGGCTTCAACCTGGATTGTTTTGTAAACTGGTACTCATTACCCTTAACGAGAAATGTGCCGCGGTCTGTAATTTTTGGAATGTTAGTAACTTTAATATTTGGAACCCGGTCAACAACCTTTCCGGTAGTTTTGTCAACAAACTCAAGGTCTGCCCGTAAATCGTTTCCCCATATCTGGCCTTTATTCCTGACCGACTGTTGAGCAGAGATGTCTTTATTGTTGTGCTTTCTATCTACCCAGATTTTGTTGACCTTCAGCTTAACTTCATCATCTTCAACGGACTCAAGTATTCTTTGTACAGTGCCAGAAACTGTCGTATTCATCAACACGTTGCTGCGAGCGTCAGCATCCATCTTTGACAGCTTCTGCAAAACCTTCTGTTTAGAATCTGGCATGGCGCTTCTCTGATAAATTGAAAAAAGGGTGTCATAATAAATATAGCATTAATGTACTATTATAGCAAATCACTAAATGTGATTATTTTAAAAAAGTTGGTATACCAATAATAGAAGAGTTTTTAACCAAAATTTTTATTTCCCCACCTCAACATTAAAAAAAAGGAGTTACTTAAGATGGAGTGTTATAGCCTCATTCACCAAGAGCTGAAGAAAGGACTGCAATTAACCGACGGAAGCCACGTATTTTTCGGGGCCAGCGGGGAATCATGCAAAGGGTTTAAATTGTTTTATGACGAAGACAACCCACCACTCATCAAGGATGGAGTAGTTTACGACGCATTCTGCACAATTGATCAAATGTCAGAAAAGCCAAAATTAATCAAGGCCGATCGGAAAAGTCCGACGGTATTATTGCGAATCTTAACAATCGCTGACACTAAGCGACAGGTCAGCAAAGTAAAAGGCAAATGGTTCCAGACCGGCCACAAACAAGAGGCAATTTGTACCGGTTATGGATACAAAAAAAGCTGGGTTGATAGCCTAATCACACTCAGGTCAGGTAACTCCGCTATCGTAACCATGGAAGGTGGCGGTAAGCTTGTGGTCCTTAATTTTGAAGGACGAATTGTAAATGCTGTAATTCAGCAACAGCATTTCTTTGAACACAGGCACTACCCAAGTAAGAGACAGAGGCGTAAAGAGTATGTCCAGAAAGAAAAAGCTTTAGAAGAGGCGCCATCAGAAAATGCTCCTGTAGTTGTTCAATAAATTGGAGGTGGTGAATATGTTCGCTTACTGGATATTAATAAAACGTATTACTGGTAAGTAAGCAACGAATTGGAGGGTCTTCGGACCCTCTTTTTTTTTAACTAAGGAGAATTATGGAACATTTTAAACACATTCCAAAAATGAGCAACCCGTCGATAATTGTAACGACTGCGTTCCAAATGACTATCGATGAGTGGAAACTTGTTTATAATACCGTGAACATAGTTGCCAAAAAGCTGACTGAAAAGGTCAAGCTTCCAATTATTGTGACTTTACAGGACTTACTGGACAACCCGCATAAATGCACCAGGAAAGAGCATGAACTCGTTGAGTTTGATGGCGCTGAAAAACCGTGTATGATTTGCGTACATTGTCTGCAAAAATTTGCGAAAGCTGACTTAAACGATGAAACTAAAAACCATTTCTTTTCAAAATTGAAGGAGGATGATGAAAAAAAGTAGTTTAGTTATTATCATCATTCCTGAGAATGATATTAGTGACGAAACGATGGATCAAGTCGGAGATTTAATGGCGAACCATATCGTACCATTGGTATCCGAGAAAACAGGGATAGGGCTTCTTACTGACTGTGTTAATGACTTCAACCTGCATGGCTTGCTTAAGCGTGAAAAATGTGAACATATATTTACAATTGATGATACTGGAGATTTTGTTCAGTGCATCGTTGGTACGTGTGGCGCACAGTTTCCGTTGGAGGAGTTATAATGGCTAAAATAAAACGGAATAGTCAGGCTATACGGTGGTGCAAGGCTCATAAAATGACAATCAGTTTTGATAACTGGAGGGACAAGGTTCCTGGAGGAGTTCAATATCTTGAGGCAGGGGTAACATGCCGATTAAGCGCAACTGACTCTGAAAGGGCAGAGGAATATCCTATGGTGTATGGTAGGAATTTAATAGATTGCGTTAATGATATTATTAATCAAATGGAGGTGAAAAAGAGAATCAATGAGCGCTTACATAGTTGATATCGAAGCAGATGGCCCAATACCGGGAGACTACAGCATGATAGAGATAGGTGCTGTAAAATTAACAGCTAAGCTGGATGTGACATTTCGAATTCAGATGAGACCAATATCTCATCATTTTGTGCAAGAGGCGTTGAATGTCACAGGCTATTCAAGACGGAACACTTTTGCCTTTGAGCACTCTGCTTGTGATGGCATTGGAATGTTCATTGATTGGGTGAACAATACCAACACACCTAATACAAGGCCCATGTTCTTTTCAGACAATAACGGGTTTGACTATATGTTCGTGCATTGGTATTGCATGCACTTTTACGGTGAAGACCCGTTTGGGCATACATCTCGCAACCTTCAGGACATTTTCCGGGGCCAAAAGAACGATTTTCGAAATAGAGAATTTAAGAAGCTCCGGAAGACACCTCACGATCATAACCCGGTTCACGATGCACAAGGGAATGCGGAAGTGCTCATACACATGATACAACATATGGGACTAAAGGGTCTAAAGGTAGAATAATCTCTACATGTTGTGGTCTACTTTTTACATATTGTATTTGACTTTCTCGCTCCAAAGCTGTAGATTGTTAATTACCAAGTTTATTAATTTTTTCCATGAAAGGGTGGCTCATGCAGGGCAATCACGTTCATACTCACAAATTAGCAAATGGCATCGACCTGATGATGCGCGAGATTCCAGGCTTCGGAGACAGGTCCGAAGTAGGCCTATTTATTGGCGAAAAATGTATTGGAAGTTTCATCGTAGATAAGATGAGAAGCAACAACATAATGGTCAAGCCTACCATGATGCGAACTATTAAGTTGTCAGATGGAAAGGCTGAAGAGGTTGTTGAAGAAGAAGAGAAAAAAGATTCACCGTCTTTAACAGATATAGCCAGCGAAGAAAACAAAACGCCGTAAATAACTATTAAAGGGCTCCTGCCGAAACAGCAAGAGCCCTTTACATTTCTGTCCATTTTTGTCTCAAAAAAGGAGGAACATTGTCCAACAATAAATATAAGTTAAAAAAGGCAGATTTGAAAATTTTATTTGCAACTGCCGAAATGCTGATGTCGGGCGATTATCACGAGATATATAAACGCCTCGGATGGTATCAGGACGCGAACAAAAACTTCCGCTGTATCAACGCTGGAGCGCATTCTCAGGGGGTCGATTCACACGCCTCCATGTCAGTAAACAACGACACTGGGCAGTACTATTGCCATACATGCGGAGAGAAGGGGAACTTCCAGAAATACTGGACTGAATATCTTAAAGGAACAAGCCAGTGGGGTGATCACTACTCCGATTTTCTTATTGACTTTCTCAGTATTAACGAGTCACAAACCGGTATACGGTTCTCAACCACATTTAATGACGGTGAGGATGAATGGAATCAGCAGTTATATGAGCTGTATTCAAAATGCCAGAAAAAGCATAAAACAGCCAAGGGTAAGCCGTTTGTTCTTTCAGAACAGCTTGCACAGGAAGCGAAGGCTGTCTCATCACTTCCGATGGAAGAACTGGATGGATACGTCAACAATCTCTTGAACGACCCTGACAGGCTCTCCTACCTGTATGATAAAAGGCGTATCGATGAGGATATGGTCAGGAACTTCCGCATCGGCCTGGATGGCCGGCGCAGGTATATTTTCCCAATGATACACGCTGACGGCGACCTGATAAATCTGAAGGTGTATGATCCCTTCAATACGAATAGAGCCTTTAAATGGCTGTTCCTGCACAAGGGCCGGGAGATACTCCCATCGCCCATGAACAACTTCACCAAGAGCCAGATTATGTTCTTCGGCGGTGAGCCGGACATGTACTGCGGCATCGCCCACGGCATCGAAGGTGCTGTGACTATGGGTGCCGAGCGTAATACCGACGTCGTTAAGGTGTTCGGTGAGAAAAAAGCGCGACAGCTGTTTACCGACAAAGAGATTATCATATGCCTGGACTCCGATGAAACCGGTATTGCCGGGGCGAAGAAGCTTGCCAAGTCACTGTATCCTTACGCAAAACAGATTAAGATTGTCAACCTCGATAAATCTAAGGACAACCCGTTCGGGCTTGACCCGGAGAAGATGGTGGAGGTTACCAACGCCAAGGGTAACAAGAAGATGAAACGTGCGGAGAAGGACTTCACTGATTTTATGGAGAAGAATGGATTCGACGAACTCGCTACTCAGAGGTTTCTTTCTCTTGTTAAGAACACTCCGGTTTATACTGAAAATGTAGAACGTGTCAAAACAGAGCTATACAAGGTTACTCTTCAGGAGTCGAGGCTGCCGAGGTATTCGTCACATGATGACAGCAAAATTCTTGAAATGGTTGCGTCTGTTGGTGACTTTATTGACGCAGCATATCTTTATCCGGAAGAGCTGTCTATGAGCTGTAAACATACTGGGTGCCCTTCAAGTACATTGTACGCATCGTGTAAGAAGTGTGTGCTGCCAAGCTTTCCAGAATTTAGAGAGTCTCCTGAGATAGAGTTTGTGTTGGTAAATGGCAATATACCAAAAGAGCATTATAACAATCTCGGGTGTATTAAAATAAACACCCACGACATTCTGAGTATGATAGAAGTGTCTGACGATAAGCGTGATATGTACATTAAAAAGCTGGCCGGAATAAATCCGAGTTGTAACTTTGTCAGCATTACCAACAAAACATTTGAAAAGCTGTTACGTGTACGCTTGACAAGGGATGTGTCTGAGTATGGAGAGGGTATCTTGAGTAAGGCTATGGAAAGCTCTGCTATAGAAATGGACGCTTACATTGTTGGAGATATGGACGTTTACCCGAACAGGTCGTATAAATTCAAAGGCGTTCAAACACGGGCGCCAAACGATTCCAGGGCTGTGCTTTTTGCCCATAAAGCTGAACCAATAGCAACCTCGACCGAAAATTTTGTAATGGACCAGGAAACACATGACATATTGAAAGTGTTCAGACCAAAAGAAGGTGAGACTGTTGAGCAGGCTCTTGAACGCAGATATGATATATTTGCCCAGGCAGCCGGTGTCAATGGAAGGAGGGAGATGTTTCTTCTTAACGACCTGGCATTCTTCTCACAGCTCGAATTGGATAACAAGACCCTGTTCCCTTCTCTTAAAAGAGGATGGGTTGAAGTATTAATAGGCGGGGAATCACGATGTTGTAAAACTATGATAAGTCAATTCCTAATGAATCACTATAAGGTTGGAGACCTGATTGCCGGTTCGAGCGCTGTTACCAGGGCAGGGCTATTGGGTGGTATAAAATATACCAAGAATAAACCGGTTGTTTCATGGGGGAAGATGGTTATGAATGATGGCGGCGTAGTCGTTATCGATGAATTAAGTAATATAAATCAGGACGCGCTGAATGGGATAACATCTCTTCGTTCTTCTGGAATAGCTGATGTAACCACTGTGGCTGGTTGCAAGAAGGCTCCTGCACGGGTAAGGAAGATTTTCCTATCAAACCCCCGGGCATGGACGTCTGATAAAGCTGCGTCGTTCGGTAACGGGGTCAGGTTTCTAAAACACCTTTGCTTTAAGGATGAGATCCTTTCGCGGTTCGATGTAGCATGGATTGTGAAGCAGAGCGATATAAAAGACGACTCGTTCACGCCGATATATACTCCGCTGCTCACCGAGTTTACGGAGTTTCAATCAAGGTACCTTCTGATGTGGACGCACTCACGCTCTCCAAAAGAAGTGGTCTATGAAGAGGGTATAGAAAAATATATCAACTCTTGCCAGAAAAAATTGCTGAATAAGTTCCACACCAACACCCAGCTTATTAACCATGAAACACGGCTCAAGCTGACGAGGATGGGGACTTCTGTAGCAGCAATGATGTACTCTACACCAGATGATGACTGGAATAAGGTATTAGTAAAAAAGGAACACATTGAATTTGTAATGAATTTATTAATTAAGCTGTACTGCCATCCAAATATGCAGCTTGACATATATTCGGAGCAGCAGAAGGATTTGGAATCTCTTGGCGATATGAGGTTTATGGAAAATATCATCAAGTATATCAACCCCAGGTCTTTATTGCTGGAAGAAGAGTTTACGGACAAATCTTTACAGCAACTGTTCTGTGATTATTTACAAAGGGTGTATGACCGCGAACTATTAATGGTCGATGCGTCAAACGATGATTTTAAGTCGACAGGGATGCCTGTAAACATCGGAACTCAAAAACTTATTAACACTTTAATCATAAGGAGGTGCCTTGTCAGGGCCAAGTCGACTTATCGTAAAACACCAGCATTTAATGAGTGGTTGTCTGACATGGTAGCAAACAAAGATGAAAGAGAACTCTCGGATATACTCGAAATTACACAGCATGAATCGGATGCTGATGTCATTAAGAAACTCGAAGACCATTTGTCGAGTGACGAACATTCTGATGCACAAGAAGCGGGTTGATTGGGACAGTCTTGATGCAAAGTACACCCAGGAATGTTTGGAATACTTTATCGAAATGAAATGGTGCAAACGTATAAAAAATTCGTCAGTACAGTATAAGCACCTCCTTAAGGTGTTTAACCGTGTCAACGACGATAGAGAAAAAATATTGGACATGTTTTTAGACAACGACCCTGAATTATTGCAGTTTATGTACCTGCATTCAATATTCCGCGTCAATCCTAAAAAGGATTGGTTGGAGCGTTATATGATGAATAAGCTGCAGTTGTCTGAGAAGGCTGTCGATAAATTAATTCACCCTGAACCGATACCGCAGGATATACTTGATAAATTCAAGTGCTTTAATCCTGTGCAGGTATCATTTGAAATGCACCCGATTACAATTGAATACGGGATGTGGAATCGTGACTACAATAATCGAATAGTTGAACCTGTACACATTACTTATTTAGACTGGGAGTTCGACGTTGTAACGCCCGGTGATGTCAGAGCAGCTCTTGCCGAATATGACAACATCGACAGTGTTGTGGAGCATGACGACGACCCTAATTGGGCAGATGACCTCCCTTTCTAATGTGATTTTGAATATGTTTTATGTAATAACTATTATGTACATATTAACTTTCAGGAGGTAACTGATGAGTGGTGAGAATCTGGTAAAGGATTTTCTAAACGAACAGACGAGCCAAGAGGCTCAAAGCTCTATGGATAACGCAAGTTCCCATGAGAGGCTATATGTAGGAGTTTCCGGAACATACCGGATGAAAGTAGACACCTTTGGCTATGTCAAGGACAATGAGGCAAAACAGTTTCCTTGTTTTGACAAAAGCTCTCAGAAGGGTGTACTGCAACTTGTTGTACCCTTACGGGTCGTTGACGGAACGCCGCTTGTGCCGAAAGGCTCGTTGATGTTCTTCAACATTAATATGGCACCAGCTCCCGGTGCGAAGAAAGAAACTATACAGACCATGGCCAGGATGGCGAAGCCGAAACTGGTTGCTATGCTTGGCCATGAAGAAATCCGTATGGAGCCGCAATGGCTCGTAGAAAACCTGACTCCCGAATTCAAGCGTGAGGGCGAAAGCATGACGCTTGTAAGAGACCACAACATGAAGAAGGAGGTCATGGTTAAGGTTGTAGATGACTGGTACAACAATCAGCCGAAATTGCGGGTTGATACAATTGTGCCAGCAGCGGCAAATGACAAGTCAGTGTCAAATGAACCAAAGAAAGAACCTGAAGCAAAAGAGTCAGACCCGTCTGACCTCGATTACAGCACAGCCGTTAATGAAACTGGCAACATTGATGCTGAAGAGATGGCTAATAAAGCTGTCGCTGAAGGAGAAAAGGCATCGCAGGAGACTCCTGGACTCGACTCTAAAACAGAAGATTTTTAACTCTTTTGTGAAGGAGGAATAATGATAAAAGGATTAACTCACGACGATGCTGGCGTTCCTCATATGATAATAAAATATAGAGGAAAGATTTCAACAGGGTATGCACCAAACGAAGGCCCTAATAAAAAGAATGCGCCCAAAGCTGCTGGTTTCTTCCGTATGTTGAAGGAAGTTACCCAGACAAAAAGGGTTGGAAGTTCACAAGAGCAGGTCGTTATAAAAGACTGGGTTCTAAATGAAACAGTTCAAAAAGCGCTTGAAACAACTCTTGACAGCAAAACGCCGCGGCGGGTTGAAATTGTCAGCTTGTACCAAACACCTCAAGAGATGTGGGAAAGTAAGCTGGCTATGTATTCATCTTCTGAAGGCCTTTTGTGTCAGAGCCAAGGCTTGAATGATACGGCTAAGTTTTTGAAATTCACTCCTGATGGAGACCGTGAATGGACAGAAAGAAAATGTCTTTATAAGGATTGTCCTGATTTTCAATCTAAGAAGTGTAAAGAGATTGGATTTATGAAGTGCTTTCCGGTTATTGACATGACACCAAATCCATACAGGTTTGAGACACGATCGATTAATACCATTTTGGGTATTGAATCTTCTATCTCTCAATTATGGAACCTGTTGCGCGTTGCACATTCCATAAAAGAACGAGAGGCGAACAAATCGTTAAAATTTGATGGCTTTTTTGGAGCCAAGTTATACTTAATTCATAAAAAGATTAAATCCGGAGGAAGGGATGTTTTCATAACAGACCTGATACCTACACCGGATTTCATACAGCTCGTAATGGAGCCTATTAAGCGTGGATTAAAATTCCAGGTCGACCAAGCCAGAATAGAAGGCGGTGGCGGTACTGGGTCAATGCTTGATATAGGCGACCTTGAGCAAAAGTTGCTGGAAGTAAATCCAGACGAGGAAGCTGTACCGCTTGACCAGCAGGATGAGAAATCAATTGCAGAAAATTTTGCTACCGATGCTGACAAGCCACAGCAAGAAGTAACTGAATCAGCCCAGAAGAAGGGCTCAGAAACATTATTAGATAAAGAAGGAAATTAAAGTACACGGGGATAAGCTGAAGCTTCTTCAGTGTTACCAAATAAAAGCAGATCGCAAATATTGGCGCAAACCACACATCCGGAGCTACGCCTCCAGGAGGGTTGGACGGCGCCAATATAGAAGCCCTTCCATCAATTCCGGCTGGAGCCGGATTGATGTTTGCGCTTCTCTTGGCGCCCACCACCCCCTTGGAGGCGATGCGCCAGATGTACGGTTTGCTGATATTGGCTAATAAACGGATGCCATTTACACCACGCTTCGTTGACTTTATGTCTTTGTCGCTAACATCGGCAGCACCGCCGGCTGCGCCCGCTAAGCTGCAGATGTTACGACCAGACAATCAGTCACTCAGCCAGGAGTAAATGGATGCGTTATTTCAATCTTTAGCATGTACTTAATTTATACATTTTATACAAGAGAAAGGCTGGTGTTTCACCGGCAATACTAAGCAAAGGTAAGGCGCTGCGGCACCGGAAACTGGGAGTGATGAGCTCTGGGTTCGAGATGATTCCATATCATCAGGACCCAAGCGTCCAGGTTCGCCGGTTGACCCGCTGCACCTGGAAGCTGGGTCCTGATGACTTGGCTCATCTCGAACCCAGAGCTCATCAGGAGAGTTTCCGGGCCTTCGCTTGTTCCTTCGATTATGAAACAGCGACGAGATCACACAGGTGACCGGACTGGCAATGGCGTTGGCCATAGCCAGACCGGTAACCTGAGATCACGTCGATGTTTCAGTAATAGAAGGATATTTCAATCTTTAGTTGTATTAACATAAGTTCTAAACCTACTGTTTCGGTAGGGTGTTAGACGGAAAAAACGCTATGCCCGGCCCCTTCCGGGCAGCAAGAATCTTGCTGCCCGTCGGGTGGTGGCCCACGCCATGGGCCCGGGAGAACTCCTCCGAGGGTTCCGGAGTCACTGCGTTTTTCCGGAACAATCGGAGGTGTTATCCAGGGCCCATGGCTCGTGGCCACCACCGGTTAATCTATCTTAAGTTATGTTGTGCGAGTCGCTTAATTGTGATGTTTCGTCACAGCCATTAATTTGGTGTTAAGCGCAAGACGTGTTACGGCGCCCGGGGTTCCAGGTCCGTTACGCATTCTTTACTCTTCCTCTACTCTTCAGAAAAAGGGCTTTTTCAGAAGAGTTTCGGAAAAGACGAGGAAAGAATGCTGCAGGACCATTCCACCCCTACACGCCGTCAACGTGCTTGCGAACTTATCGATTTAGTCGCACAAAAAGGGGGCGGTAAAACGCCTCTTTTTTTTAAATACGGAGATTAAATGATAGTAGAAGTAACAAATAAACTTATAATCAATTATCGCGCAGCAACACGAGTCGGTGGACTGAAAGCCTGGTGTGAGCTTCCATACCCAGGACACCCGAAGGGGTGCCCTAATTATCCTAATAAATGCTGCTTTCCAAAAGTGGGTGAATATTATGATTTAACCAAGCCACACTGGTTTGCTATTGTTGAATTTAATATTGGCGAATTCGCCGACAAAATGAAAAAGAAGCACCCAGAGTGGTCAGAGCGTCAATGCAGGTGCGTGTTATACTGGCAGAATGGTGTCAGGAGCCAACTTGACGTTAAGTGTAAAAGTTTTATTGGAAATAAGGATTTAATCTACCATAAGATACCGGAGGCGATGGGTGTCAACGTTATGCTCACGATGCGCAAAAACCTTAAACTGGACATTGCTATAAAACCGGTCCATATGGTTCGTAAGATTGCATTAATCGGGTCTCCCGGCCCACACCATGATAAGGAGTTGCGATGGGAACGAGCAAAGACGGAACGCGGAGAGTCACATTAGAAGCCACCTTCAGTATGATTGTAAAAGTCAATAAAAACGTTGACCTCAAGCAAATGCTTGAAAACGATACTGAGTGGCTTGGCGAGCCAACCAACGCAGACGGTTGCGTTATGGCTATGCATTTTAAAGATGCGCAAATAGTTAAAAACGGCTCCAAAGAGCCGATATAATCAAGTTATTTAAGATAAAAAACTGTAATCACTGATATGGGAGATTTATTTTGGTATATAAGACTTTTATTAGGATGGTGTTTCGCCATTGTAATTTATTAATTAACTTGATTCTCAATTTCAAACCTCAGTTGCTCGGCCCTCCTCGCACCATTCCGCTCTATTAGCGGGATGTGCCATCCGCTATCCGAGCGGATAGGTGCCAGCGGGCCTATGCAACAACGGTTTAAATTGTCATTGTCAAATTAGTTATATACCATCAAAGGAGGGATTTTGGTAAAAGAGATTCCGAAAATAGAAGACCCATGGGTGGCACGTTACGATAAATTAATAGAGACGCTTAAAGGTATTGGAATGCCCGATAAAATATTTGTGGACCCTGAATGGGTGAAGATAAGGCAGCATATTAAATATTATATCAATGGGTTGAGTCCTGACCGAATTACCGACATATTTAAACTCTTTGACCAGGTACACGGATGGAGGTAGAATGGTCACTTTTTTAATAATTGCAGCAATAACAGGATGGGTGGCAACAGCAATAGCATTATATGTGCCCCGCGAAAAGCTTAAAGAGGCAAATCGTGATATAGAAACGCTGAACCAGGCAAATTATAAATTGAATGAAAAGATTGGCCAGAAAACATGCGCTATAGCACAATTATTTATCATGCTCGAGAGGGTGAGCGAAGAAAGGGCGATGTATCGTAAGCGTGCAATCGATGTGGAAGACGCTGTCGAAAAAAGTTTCGGCATCGCAATACGAAAGGAAGTCACTGAAGTAAAAGTAGAATTTAACAAAGTGGAGATGGTGGTTTTACTCTCCGGAATTTATAAATTATTAAAAGGTGTCAAAAGTGTTGATGATGCCAAGTTTTATACAAACCTAATTGAAAGAGTACAGAGCACTATTGACAAAATGCCTGAAGACAAAGTAGAAGGAGAACCAAAAAAGTAAATGGCAAAATACGATTACGTTTGCGTTGATGTAGAGACCACAGGACTGAATCATCAGAACGATGAAGTCATTGAGGTGACGGCTATTGAGTTTAATCTCAAAGGAGAGATTGGGGAAGTAATCACCCAGCTCTGCAAGCCAATGCTCGGCATGGTACCGCCGGAGGTGACAAAGATTAATAATATCACCTGGGACATGGTCAAGAATTGCCCATACTTTCTTAAAGATGGAATTCGTGAAAAAATAGCAGCGTTCTTCGGAAGAAGAACTGTTGTCGGCCACAATATTGATGGCTTTGATATTAAATTTCTTCGCATTAACACCAAAGCCACCGCAGACACTTTATTGATGTGCAGGAAGCGCTGGCGTGGTGGGAATAAGCTCAAGACAGCTTGCCAAAGGCTCGGGATAGAGTGGGACGATAAACAGGCCCACAGGTCGGAATACGACGTCATGAAGTGTATTGAGCTTTTTGTCAAATTAAAAGAAATGGATGAAGAAGAGGCTGAGCGTAAGGCTACTGCACCATTGTTTGCACAGAGGCCTGATGATAAAGTTAAAACAGCCGCCCATCAAATTGGAGTTATACCAACAGATGGAGACAAGCAGGTATTTGCCACCCAGGCATATTCCTTTTCAAGAATAAACCTATTTCACCAGTGCAGGTTCAAATGGTATATGCAGTATATCAAAAAAGCCAAGCAGCCCGATGTTGACTATCTGACTACTGGAAAGATATGTCATAAGGTGGCTGAGTGGTCAGGGCAGTGGTGTTATCGGGAACTGATTGCTAATAAAATGGCGGCCTATGGTCGCATCAAAAAGTTGGAGGTGTTTCCCGAACTCAGGGGAGAGGCTTCTAAAGATTTAAAAGTGGAGCTTGAGTCAATAACTTTTAAACATGTTGGCAGGTTCTTTTACCGGCACCCCAACAGGATAAAAGAGTATTTCAATGGGCTGGAAGGTCTTGCTGCATTGATATATGAGCTTGACAAGGTTGTGCCTGCCGACAGTTATGAAAACCCGTCAATTCCTGATATGGAATCGTACAACGAAATTATCAATGCTGCAATAACCAGCGTAAGATGTAGCGACCCTGCGATTATTAAAGACGTTCGCTTTATTATGGATAAATTTTATCAGACCAAAGATTTTTCGCTGGTTCCTGGTGATATAATACTTACCGAAAAGCGCCTTGCCTTTGATAAAGACTGGAAGTTGCTGGCAGATTTCTTTTCCAATAAAGCCTTCTTTAGAGGCGTGCTTGATGTTATTGGGTACATGAAGGATTGTATTGTTATCACTGATTACAAAACATCCAGAAAGCTGATGACAGTTCAGCAGTTGAGAGAAGATATACAGATGAAGATATATATCCTGTTGATATTTTACTTCATGCCGAGAGAAAGCTATAATCGTATTATTGTCAGGATAGAGTTTCTGAGGTTCGGTAAAACAGTTGAGTATGAGGTCACTGATATAAAATCGATTGTCGATGAGGCGCTTCAGTGGATCCACGACTCAATTAGGTTGATTGAATCAGAAATGCTTAAAACCGGTGGTAATGCTTTTGAGCCTGAACGTAACGAATTCTGCCACACCTGTTTTCTCGGTGATGAGGGTAGATGCCCGTTGTTTGACAAGAGATTTATTAACAATATCGATGACCCTGAACGGTTCGTGGTTACTGATATAGAGGATTGTCAGATGGCATGGAAACGTGTTGAGGCTAATAAGGCTGAAAATAAAAGGCTCACAAACCAATGCAAGGTTTTCATTAACGGGTGTGCCGACCCGGTTCACATTGATGTGCATGCAAAGCTTGATTATTATATCAAGGAGCACAGAGAGTATTTCCCTCTTAAATCAATGCAATTCCTTTTAAAGAAGGGTCTCAAAGTTGAGGATTTTATTAACTTCTTCAGCTTAACAGACGCATCCATGAAAGCTCTGATTGAGAAAAAGAAGCTTGAGTTTAATGAAGATGAGCTTGACTCTATATCGAAGAAAAAGACAAAATCACAGTTTGATGCTTTTACTGAGAAAGAAGCGAAGAATGGTAATTACCTGAACGCATAACCTTTTAAGTGAACACTCCCCGAGGTGTTTCACTTAAAAAGGGAGGTATATGCGTAAGGCCATTGTTATCGTTATCATTACTGGATCAGCAACAGCATCAATTATACGAAGCATTAAAACTATAATAATTGATGAAACTAACAAAAGGATACACCAAATAGCCGAATGGTGGAAGCGTCGTAAATAATGTTTTCACCATTCTCTTTTTTAAAGGGGTGCTATGAATGTTTTTACTATCCAAAAGAAAAATATTGTCATCGATGATGATGAGATTTATCAACGTATCGTAGAAGGAAATATTGAGTATGTACATTTCTTTCTTGTTGATGATACGGGTGGTACAAACCTAATAGCCAAACCACCCGGAGGAGACGAATTAACGTTAGGAAAATATTATAAGAAAGTCCAGTTCGACGCCGGTAAGGTATTGATAAGGACACCAAAACAATTGACACCGCACGCCGGAAAGAAGGCGTGGTACTATACTGAGCGATTAAACCCTGAACCGGATGAGCTGTTCAGAATAAAACCCGTAAAGTTCAGCCTTGGCAAACGCAGTACAAAATTAGAAAATGAATTTACCCCATATTTTACAGAGGGTAACAATCTGGTGCTGCCACACCACTATCTGAATAAATACGTTAATCATAAAATTATAAATCTAAAAATATCTTTTTTAAGAAGCACGCCGACGATATTATCGAGCGGATATTTATTTGCTTCAATCGTTGACCAGAGTTTTGTTGGTCGCAGAAAAAGGCTTTACTTTCTTGAAAAACGCCGCCATTATATGAGAACGAAGTCTGTAGAACAGTTTATTAAACATCTTGCAATTTATAAGAAGAATATCAATAATTACACCTACGCATGTACTCTGCCATTAGATAGTTGTAAATACGGAATGATAGTCTTTAAGGAGGTAACAGATGGCTGAGAATGACCTAACTGAAATATATATACGATACGCCGAAACCCTTAGTGGTCTCGGGTCATTGGAAAGGGAGCTTCACAATAAGATAAGATTGTTGGAAGAGCTTAAGACTGAGCTTGGCAGCCCTGATGGCGACGGCGGGTATGGTGTTGAAGTCTCGGCACACGCCTTCAAGCAGATATCAGAACGTTTTGAAAAGCTTGCTTTGAAAAACTCTGTTATATATAATGATATATGTAAACCTGAGTCTCGATATGACTCATTACTTTTTTCTTCAAATCTAAAATCATTTATCATTACTCTGCTTGCGAATGCTCGTAAAAAGAACGAATATAAAGAAGAGCCTGCTGCAAATGGCGGCACAGAGTTCAGGTTCACTGTGGATATTAAAAGTTGGAGTGGTGACAAAACCCTTCAATTTGTCGGCATTGTACAGAACAATGTCATAAAGACCGGATTCTTTAACTGGGTATAGGAGGGACTGTGGTTGTCGAAGTTCTTGACAAGAATAACCTTGTCATCGGATGTGATGACAGGGCGCTTCTCGAAACAATGAAAGAACATATGAGCGGAAAAAAGATATTTCGTGTCAACAAAATATCTATTCCGCTCAGATCCGGTACCAAGATATACAGATTTCAAAACTATGGTATCGAATGGGGCAAAGGCGTTAAACAGCTCATTGACCAAGTAGTAGCCAACACGATTAAACGGCGCGAAATTATAAGAAAGATTAAAAGCCAATACGGTCAAGTGATTAAATTTGAATATGATTGCAAAGGCGTCTATGACCCACTTGAGCATCAAAAGATAATGTACAACTGTATAGCATACCCAGATGTCAGCGCTGTTATAGCTGACTGTGGCACATGTAAGACAGGCCCATACCTGTGGGCTATTGACAATAGAATAAAGCGCGGACAAGTAAAAAAAGCGTTGATTATTACAATGTCAGATTTAAAACCAAACGTGCTTGCAGAGATGAAGTTGCAGGTTCCTCATTTAACCGGGGTGATTCTAAAAGGAAAAGCACAGGCTGATAAGGTAATCAATAAAAAGTACACCATTCAAAAGAAAAACATTGATTACGATATATACATAGGAAACTACGAGCAGATGTTCAGCGTCCTGTCTGTGACTCCTGACGACTATTTTGATATGGTTGTTCTTGATGAGGCGCATAGGATAGGAAGCCCCAGCTCAAGGCAGACGAAAGAGATTGTTAAAAAGTTTGAGTTCTGTAAATACAAGCACGTACTTACAGGAACTCTGACGGCTAATAATCTGATGTCATTTTATATGCCGTATCGATTCCTTGGCCCTGACACTGTGCCGTTTGCGAAGTACTGGTCATTCCGGAAAGAATTTATGCATACCGTTGACCCAGATGGTCATATATGGAAGCCGAACCACGGCTCTGTAGAGAAGGTAAGCAAAATAATAGGCAGCATATCAGTGCGATTCAGAAAAGAAGAGTGCCTTGACCTTCCTCCATTAATACGTGAAACGCATACATGTGATATGGAACCAGGTCAGAAAAAGATGTACACCGAAATGAAATCAGACCTTGTCACAATGATTGATAATATGTGCGACCATTGTGACATGAAGGGTAAATGTAATATGAGCTGTTCAGGCACTATTACAGCAAATAACGCACTGGTTCTCACTGAGAAATTAAGACAAATAGCTTCAGGGTTTTATATCAACACTCGTAAGTTTGTTGACGATGACGGAAAGACCAAGACACACAGAAATGTCATCTATCTGAATGAAAATCCAAAGCTGAGATTGTTAATACAAACATTAAACAATATACCCATCGACAGAAAAGTTATTGTTTGGAGCACTTATGTTCCGGCAATATCACTCATAAAAAAGAAAGTTGGCGAGGCGTTCGGCCATGAACGGGTTTTAACGTGTTATGAGAAAGATAACGCCTTCGAACAAATTCAAAGATTTAAAGAAGACCAGTATAACTGGATGATTGGTAACCCTGGGAAAATGGGGCATGGTCACAATATACAATTTAGCAATTACGCTGTATTCTTTAACAACTCGTACTCCTATGTAGATAAAGACCAGGCCGAGGGAAGACAACACAGAAAGGGCCAAACCAGTAGTGTTACCACTATTGAGTTGGCTGTCAGAAAAACTATTGACGAGATTATACTCAAAGCAATTGATAAGAAGGTCGATTTATCACTGACGCTATCTCAATGGTCAAGGATATTGAAGAAACCAGATAGTTTTAAAATATAAATTTTCTATCAAATTACTATTCACGGAGGGCTGCAGCAATGCGGCCCTTTTTTCTTTTAAGAAAGGAGGCCGATTATGGCCAACCACTCAACAAAAACATTAACCCCTAAAATCGTCCTGCAACGCCTGAAAAGAGTAAAGGCAAAAGTTGACAAGGGCAATATAAGGGATTTCTCTAAAATGTGCGAGAAGACTCTGCGCAACGTAACTATGGGACCGATTCTGCGTAAGCACGGCGCGGTTTCAAGAAAGGGTCACGGGAAGCCGTATCATTGGAACGGCCTTGCATTAAATTTAAAGCTTGCCGAGACTATTCTTAATGAAACGCATGCGAAAATCAGGAAGCAAAGAAAAGCGGCCAAGCAAAGCCCGAAAAAGAGCCCAACAACGAAAGAAAATTTCACTGAAATATTAACTGACAAGCACCTTCAGAAAATTGCTGACATGGTTGCCGAAAAATCCGGTGCCGAAAGTCACAGTAACAGCGCATCAGATATGATGTTGCAGGAAATAAACAACAGGCTGAATAAGCAGTACGGTGAAACAATGGAGCTATTCAAAGCCTGTATTAATCAATTGAACACGCTTGATTCAATAGCCAGTCAGCTCGACATGGTAATGAGTGCCGAAGCTGTCGGATAGGAGATTTAAAATCTAATGGCAAAACCTAAAGTTTCACCTGTAAGGCCTAAATTCCCAAAGGAATTGAGGTTTGAAATCCACCGTAGAATTGAGGCAAACCCGGAAATCAGTTCTCGATTGCTACACGATGGTATTGTGCGCAAAGACGCAAGGAATATTATATTCTTATGGAAAAAACCTGTACGCCTAACCATGACTCTTGATGACATGTTGACGGTGTATATGGCTCCAAACGCTAAAGAGGCAGATCGCCTTTTAAAGAAGCTTATCAGAGACAGGTCAGGCGAGTATGAGTTTAGCCCGTCTGTGATTACAAATACAAAGACCTGGCTAAATAAGAACTTTGCATCCAAGGAGGGTAAGCCTGGTGAAGCGGTATATGGAGCATCCGGGCTGGGATATGTCCTTGAAAAGCACATGACACCCAATCGAGCAGTTCGATGGTTGTATCCGCGGATTGCCCAGCAGCGGCATGAAAATATCGCTGCAAATACCTGTGTAAATATTATTGAGCAACATGCTGACTCCCCCGAGCGGCGTAATGTTGCGAAATATTTACGAGCACAGGCAAGCGGTGGAATGCAGTATAAACGTCTGAAGGTAATTCATGATGGCTTGAAGCATCATTATTTGCATAAGAGGACGTAGTAATATTAAGGGGGGATGGGGCGCAAGCCCCTCCTTCCACCTTTTTAAAGGAGGTTCCTTGGCAAACAAAAGATTTACAAGACAGCAAATGGAATATATGATGGATAATTATGGGTCAGACGCCGCAATAGCAAGGCACCTCGGTGTAACCCGACAAAGTGTACAGCAACAAAGAAAAAAGTTAGGAGTACCATCAAGGCTTGAGAGGATACCTGAACGTAATAATTCTGCGATTAAACTGTATGACCAGGGCATGACAGTGCATGATATATCTAAACGCATTGGCCTGTCTCAACAATCAATTAATCGAATTATTAAATCACGGAGGGTAACCGATGGATCTGATAAACAATAACGCAGCGCTGAAGCTGACCCTTGAGGTGGCGGCTGAAGAAGCATTTAGGAGAGACAACGCCCCTCCTTCTATGCTTAATCTGTTAGAAAGAAAAAAGTGGATAGAGCGCAAAATTACGGAATGGGTGGAAGTTGCTCGTAAAAAGTATGAGCCATTAAGGCAATATGTGTCACAGCCGAGTAAAGAAAGTGTCGCAACGGCACATCGATTTTACAGACTTCAGCTGGGTGAGTCTGCCGAGGTTGATAAACACAATAAAATAATCAAAGTTCCTGGCGGATGGATATGGCAATCTCTTAACCAACCGCACAGAAGCATATTTATACCATTCAGTGATGATTCTTATTACTTAATAGAAAGTGGCCAGTAATGGGGTTCAAGCAGCCACGGGACAAAAACGGTAGATACAGAACTTATTACATGCTGATAAAAGCAGCGAAATGGGTGATTGAGACATGGCAAAAAATGAAAAGAAAGTCCAAGATATAATACTGGGCGACTTACGTTCATACGACCAGTATTGCGAAGTGTTCAAAATAATGAAAGCAAGTGACGCCGGTGAGCCCGACATTTTTTTTACGACTTGCCTCACCGGCGCAATTTTTATAGAAGCGAAAAAGAAAAAAGGAGTCGTTAGAAAACTCCAGAAAGTTAAAATAGCCAAATTAAATAGCTGCGGTGTAAATGCTTTTGTGTGCCACTCCATAGAAGAATGGGTGGCGCTCAAGAAGAAGCTTAACTTGACCCGCGATAATGTTATTAAGGCGCACAATGAACAAAATTAATGTTATCACGATATTGATTATGGAATAACTATAATGGTATGGATAATTATTTTTCGAAAGGAAGGTGCATATAGCAAATGAATGATACTTACGGGTTCGTTGAATTATGGATTGCTGAATCAGTCGGCGTTGAGATAATGAACTACCCGTTGGAAAGCGGCAAGACCGTTGCGGCCGTTGACCATGTGGGGTTCAATAAAATAATGAACGTGTTGGCTAAATTGTGGGAGCAATTGAGTAATGCAGCACCACAGTATACGCCTATTATTGTTAACTCAACTGTAATGGATATGAGAACTATTATACATATCTATTGGTCAGATGACGAGATTCTCGATGAAATTACCGGCGAAGATGCAAAAGCAGTTTCACAGTATGAGGCTGTAAAGTCCATGGGGCCAAGTGGCGCACGATTTAATATTGATAATATTAAAGTAAAAATATCTGAAATATTAAACCCACAGCCAAACCAGCCCACACAGGAGGCGGTACAGGCAACTGGAACCGGTGAAGCTGTTCCGGCCGAGGTGGCAGGCGAGGCAGCTCAGCAGGAAAAGAAAGAAGAGCCCAAGAAAAAAGAAGAGCCAAAAATCAGTAAACAGCAGCAGAAAATCGACGAGTTTATTAATATAATTGCTCGTAAAAAAAGCGCTGAAGTGTATGATGATTATACGTGTGAAGGCTTTCATATTTTATCAATTGGCCATTCTATGAATTCAGGTATTAAGCGTGCTGTAGACGATGTCGCCACAACTCTTAAAAGAAATATCGTCATTATTAAGAATTCACTTCTTGCGCATTATGTTATTCATGAAATGAAGAATGATTACAAGCTGGCCCAGGTAGAATATCATACTCTTTTTTTAATCAGTGCTGAATATGCTTCCGGGTTTATTTATAATACCCACAAAAGCATGATATGTTTCGGTCATAATGTTTCAGAACTGTATGCTCCTACAAGCGATGGTGATGACAATTTAAAAATCGAGATGATAAGGAAAGATAAAGACCTGACCGATGAAGAAAAGAATAAGCAGGTTGATGAGATACTTGCTAAGCGTCAGAATACCTCTTTATATAAATATGACGAGGTGTACAAAGACACTGCTACCAATGTGGTATGGGCGCTAAAGGATAGATGTATTGTATACTGTATGGTTGATTTCAGCAAGACGGATTTCTACAAAACTTCTCTTTCTGAGTTTACCAGACGGTATAATCACAGCCTGTCTTATGAAGCGCTTCAGGAAATTGATAATGCATATCTTGAACAGATGCATACTGACAATCGGGAGGACTATGTTAAATTTAGCGTCAGTAACTCCAAAATTATTATTGATGAGCTTAAGAAAAAGCGTGATGAACACCGTAAGAAGTATAAGGAACATCTTGCTAAAGCCATGGAGCATGCGAAGATTTTCCAGAAGTTCCATGAACAGATTTCATACTTCGATGAAAGTAAATTTATGCAGGATGAGCGTGATAAGGCTCAGAGCAATTATGATGAAACTCTTGCGATTGACAAGGTGAGCTCTATTGTGGTGCGTGACAATGTGGTGTATGTTTATACCCATAACATCTATGTTCAGGATGAGCGGACAGACAGATGGCATGACATTGGAACATTCCAGATAGCGATCGGCATGCACAGCAACGAATATGATGTCGGTAAAACTGTCAATATCAAGAACACTAAATATCAGATTGATGCATTTTCTCAGGCAATGCAGGCGCCCCATGTATGGCATGACGGTCACATCTGCCATGGTAATCTTGCGACCGGAATGACTGATGCGTATAAGCGCCGCAATATGTTTGAACTTGTATATCAAATAATACTGTTTCTCAGTGAAGCAAATACAGCCGACAGTGCTGGTGAACAGGTTAACAAATGGCCTGAAGTTGCTGCCGATACCGCGTTGAATGGTAATATGACAGATGACGCCACCAGGTATGAAAAGATTCATAAGCTCGTAGAGGCTGAAAAGAAATTTGACGAACAGTTTGCTAATTTAATTCCAGTGCATACATAGTAAAGGAGGTTTATAACCAAGTGGTCACTATCCACATTAACAAAGAAGTCGGTTATACTGTCGATGCTATACCAGATCGTGTATACGATTTAATTAGAGAAATCGACCAGGGAGCCGATGGCAGTCTTCAATTAAAAGTGTTGCCAGAAGACGAAAGGAGTGCGATCAGATTGTTATCGAACGGGTCGCGCCCAAATCCGGAAACGCCGCTACGCATAAGCAGGCACCGTAATACAACACGGATTTCCTTAAGAGTTATGGAAGAAGATACGCAGGATGAAGATGAGGTGCAGGTGAGACGTTGTGAAGATGCTGATGAGCCAGCTGAAGCTGCTAACCAGGCTGACGCGGCACCAGAAGAGGCTGTACGTGCTGAAGCTGCTGAGATGCCGGTTGAAGAAGCTGATGATGAAGCGCCAGCGCCAGGGGTACCTACTGAAGAGGCGGTTGAGGAAGATGACACCGTTGACCCGCCAGCAGACCTTGCTATTAAGCTTGACTCTGGTATGATTGGCCCGTCCGACATACCTGCTGATATTAAGATTGAGCGTGAATCAGTGTATGCAGCAATTGCACGACTGCTGGAAGACGATTCGACAAACCGCGCAAAACAGCTTCTCGAAACTAAAAATCAGTTTGACAAAATGTTTCGTGAGTTGTTGATAATGAAGCGGAACATCAAGCTGATGGAGCACGATGTCCAGGAGCACCCGATTATCAAGAGTATTATTGATCAGATTGAAGAGGTTAAAAGGCATAAGCTCATTAATGATGTTTACTTTACTGATAAGCAGATTATTATTATCACTGAGCCGCTAATCACCGATGATGAAATTGAAGGTGAAAGGCGTCTTGTTGGCACAATGCGTATCGGTATTGCGTTGAGCGCTTTTTTCTCACCGAAAGCTTTAACAGACGTTGACAGTGTAATTACTATTCACAATTTGACGCATCGGTATAACACCGGGTCACGAATCTGGGAGTGTGGCCATGTGGATTCTAACGGCTCAAAATGTATTGGTAATACATACGACTTTCTGTTTGAGGCGTTCGTTGAACGTAACCTTGAATATATCGCTGAAAGCTTACTCAGATTCCTCACAAGTCCTAATGAATCTGACAGCTGGGGAGCGCATATGAAGAACTGGAAAATAGCTGAAGAGGTTGATCCTTAATGGATTTTAAACCAGATGACAGAAAGGTCACCTACAGGCTGTTTACTCAGGAGAAAAAGGTTGCTCCGAATATTATTTTCAGCGTAACAGCTTTGAAGTGGATTCGTGCGTTAATAGAGGCTCATACTACTGAGGTTGGATTCTACGCCATAATTGATGAGCAGGAGGAATACACTTATTACATCCGTGACATATTCTATCCGAAGCACTGTGCTGCAGATGGTGGAACATGTGAAATATCGCCTGAAGGTGAAACTGAGGTGATGGAGTACCTTTGTGATAAAGGTCGTGAAGAAGAAATACCCTTCATAAGATTCTGGGGGCATTATCATCCCCAGGGTTTTACCACTCCGTCTGGTCAGGATGAAACCCAGGCTTTTGACAGGATGAACTCTACTCAAGCGTATCTGATACGTGCAATCTGTTCAGACAATGAGATATCTATATCATTCTTTGACTATCAGAATCAAATACGCTTTGATAATATAAAATGGACTGTCGAAGAAAATGCGTCCAAAAATGCAATGATACAAAAGCTCGATGATATAAAGGAGCTTGTTACACCTGATTATTCTGAAGACCCGTATGACGTAATTGCAAGGGTCTATTCGATATTTAAACACGATCAGGAAATGGAAGAGATAGAGCAGAAAGTAAAGAAGCTCAAAGAGAAAAACATACCTACACGGCAATATCACTGCCGATCAGGAAGCCATAGTTATCACCATGGTCATCAGCAGGGAAACCTGTTTGACTATAGCGGAAGCACCAACGTTACTACTACAAAAGTTAATAAGAAACAAGAGGATGATGACAGCTCAGACAGTATTCTTAGTGAAGCTGAAATCGCCACTTTAATGACTGACGTTGAGAAGCAGATTGAGGAATTTGAAACACAATCTGGATCCGGAGGATAATATGGATTATATAAGACAAATAGATTTGCTTGACCCGAAGCAAATTAAAAATAAATCAATTGCACTGGTTGGGGCCGGTGCAACCGGAAGCTACGTTGCTTTTATATTAGCACAATTAGGATGGGGAAATTCCCCGCACGGACAGGGAACTTTAAAAGTATTTGATGGTGACAAAGTAGAGGAGCATAATCTGGCAAACCAGATTTATGAACCTTCGCATATTGGAATGCCAAAAGTAGAAGCTCTTAAAGAAGTGATTCTTCGAAAATGCGGCTTTGAAATTGAAGTGCACAATGAGTATATTACTGATCAACAGAGTGTGCGCTCGACATATGTGTTTCTGCTTACAGATACCATGAAATCTCGTGAGGAGATTTTTGATAAATGCTTAAAGTTTTCCTTTGATACAGACCTCGTCATAGAAACGAGGATGGGATTGCGAGACGGTCGGGTCTACGCATTCAATCCTCATGACGGTGAACAAGCAGAAGAATGGAAAAAAACTTTATATTCCGATGAAGAAGCAGATAGTAGTGCATGTGGCGCGAGCGCGTCAATTATTACGACCGTGACATTTTTGGCCAGTATGGCATGTGGGAGGGTTGTACAGCATTTTAATGCGCACTACGGGGCTGACAGTGAAAAATCTGAACAGTCCAAGATATGGAATGAGGTTCATTTTTCCCTTTACCCTGATAGTTTCTACTACAGGAACTTCAACGAGGACATAGAGCCTCAATTCATACAACAACCTTAATTAACGACATTAATTACAACAAAAGAAAGGAAATCATATAGTCGTGGTTTGTTGTAAGCTTATCAAAATGGGCTCGGATGTACAGGAAGTTGAGATATCCGATGACCCTACCGTACAGGGATTGTTCGACGCCTGTGGTGAGGAATTTCCCGATGACTGTAAAGTCACCAGGCGCGGAGAGGATGTAGATCCGGATACAGAACTTGAAGATGGCGATAAGGTATTCGTCGGTAAAAAAGTAAAAGGAAACCAGGACGGTGACCCGTTTGAGGTAAAACTCATCAAGATGGGTTCCGGTGGTGGAATAAAATCGATGGGCGCCGAAGAAGGTATGACGATCAAGGATGTTATTGACCAGATGCCTGAAGATGAGCGCAAAGCGTATTATAAAGCGGATGGTTCTCCTGCTTATGAGTATCGTATTAATCATATCAAGCAGGATGAGGATTTCGTGTTAAAAAAGCCGGCGGGCGACAGGGCCGTGAACATAATTCTGTCGCAAAAGGTAAAAGGTAACAGATGGTAGCGTTATCATAAAGGGAGGGGAGCTATTCCCCTCCTATCATTTTAACAGAAAGGAGCGTATATTAGACATGAAAACTTTACGTGTTTTTCAGCGCGTAAACGAAACTGGTGAGGTCCAGGTTGATTTAATTCCAGTGCATCGGATTGATTCTTTAAGGTGCACATATATCCCGAGAAAAGAATCGGGGGACAATGAAAAAGTAGAAAAAACTAATGAAAATAATCTAAACAAAACACTATCCATTATAACGCACTCGGGTACAGAATATTATATTGACTGTAATGGAAGCGAAAGGTTTACGATTTATGATGAAAATGAAAAGGAGTATTTTAGTGGTAATTCTCTTGAAGAATTGTCATTCAAGTTCGTAAAACACTCCTTGCGACAGGAAGAGGCAGATACGGCACACGTATCTAAAGCACACACCTAATTTTTTTAGAGTGCTGCCCCCGTTGGGGGGCGTGTTTTTAGCTACCAGTGCCGAGCGTTATTTTGATATTATATTTGTAATTACAACATTGATATCTTTATTTTCTAAATAAAGAATTTTCATCTAAAATCAGTGTCACCTACTCCAGTGGTGAGCCGCGGAGAAGCAGAGCTCAACGAAATCACGGTTTTAGAGGAACCGAGACGTAGGGATGGGCGCATTGTGTCAGTACATTGCGCCCATTTTTTTTAGTTATTATTCTCAGTAATCTGGTATAATTATAACAGGGTTGGTAGCCTTAGTCAGTAATGGTATAAGGTACACATCGAATGAAACGCAAAGTAGTGAAAGCATTGAAGGAACAACGGAAATAGGAAGCATGGAAGGAGCAACAGAAGTAGAGTAACGAAACGCAAAGTAGAAGAGATGTGCCCAACTCTTTTTTTTTAGCTATCACGCACAAACCCGATCATCAGACCGGGCTCGGCGGACTATGAGGTGAGGGTTTTGGGTGGCTCTTACCCCACAGTCTATATCGGTGCTTTATCTGATACCGGTGGCCTTGCTTCGGGCAGCGGCTTATTGTATGAGCCTTTGTTTACAGATGATGAATCTGGCCCAAGCTCAGCGATATTCGGAGGAGTTTCGGAATGAGTCTCGCCCTGCATATATGATGGTAGCTCGCCTGGTGTGTACTGCTGTGCCGTTTCAATATTTGGCGTCAGATCAGCTTCAATAAGATTCATTTCCTTCAGATTGTTATACACCACCGCATATGCTTCAGGCATGGAGTTCTTCATAAGAAGCATGCGCATCTTAAACTCTTCTTTGTCAGTCTTAGCAAGAATTGAGAACCGGTGCGTCAGCAGCATAATCAAATTAGGTAAAGTGACTGTTCCGGCAGGAACACCCTTCTTTTCACCAGCCGCATCAATTTCTTTTGAGACCTCAACAGCACGTTCTTCCTCCATACCTCTTGTGGCATCATCACGCTTCTGCTGCGCTTCACGGTCATGTATTTCAAGCCTGTCTTTATGGGATGCCTCGGCATCAGCAGAGTACATTGCGTTAATAACTGCACCGGCACCCTGGGCTGTAGCCTCTCCTTCAACCTCTTCAATAAGAAGTTCCAGTATCTGGCGAAGCTCTTTCGTTTTATTTTCGAACTCCTGCTCCGGATCGAAGCCAAGCTCTTTAATAGTTGTTGTTTTCGATATTAAGGTCTTGGCTGCAGAGCCGAGAGCAGCATTAACCATAAGCTGCTTCTTCTGTATATCGTCAGCCATTTTAAAGTCAGACATTTTTACATCAATAGGCGGTATATCAAAGTATCGTGATATGTTTTCAATAATCCACTCAAGAAGCTCATGTATATCATTACGATGATTCAGGAAGCTATTTTCAACAACCCTTAACGAAACATTGCTACCGGACCAGGATGCGCCACCGCGGATAATCTCCGGAATAATACCTATACCGGTAATTATAGCATCCTCAGTTGCTTTAATCTCCGGAGTAACCAGAAGCATCTTCGCATCACCGCTGAAATTGGCAACGCCTATTGGAAGCGGCACTACTGATATATGGTTCGGGTCAGCCTTCCACTGTCTGATTTCATCTTCAATTTTATTGCGCCACCCGGCCAGATTAATCGTTGCATGGGGGCTCACGTCACCAGTACCCTGTGGAAACAAAACTCTTAAAGGTACGATGTGGTCAAAGGCAATCATCTCATTACCTTTTTTCAGAATCTTAATGTGGAATATGTCTTTCATCACAGGCATGACAACCGGTATGCCCCACCCACGCTCTGATGGTATCAGATATTGTGGAGCCGGTCTTTTGAGATGAAATATGTTGTCAGCCATTATCTTGAGCTGTTTACGCTTTTTAACTGCCTCAATTATTTCAAGGCGTGTTGAGCCGACAATATCTTTATCGCCTCGTTTGATTGCAGTTGCCAATTGTTTTGGAACTGAATAGAAATAGAAATGGTCACCGGTAATACTATTGTATTTAATATCCATACACAGCAAATCCCAGTGAATCAAATGCAGCTTGCTAAGCTCTTTGGTATTCTTATCTCTTACGCCAACAATACCATGTGTCCCACATTTAGGGCATTTTGCTTTAAATTTATAATTTTTGAATTCGTATTTAATTGAGTCAGCAGCAAACTCTTTCTTACAGCTTTTACATTCGAACCATCTTTTAAAAGGCCAGTTGATAGATATGACACTGTTACCATAGCCGTAGTAATCCATACCAGCCTGCTTCATTGAGCGTATTATCTTCAGGCGCTTTTCTAAGATGTCAACCCACTTTTCAGACTGTCTATCATCCTTAATGGCAGAAGCTTCATCCTCATTGTACAGAAGTTTGGTGATAGGATATTCGGCCAGCTTTGTAATACATTGTGAGACAAGACCGTCACCGACAATAAAGGCAGCTATAAATCTGAGCAGGCCTTTAATGCTTTTTGGCAAAAACGTGCTGGTCATGTCTATAAACGGAGAATCGTATTTTAACGAACCCCTTGTAAATGCAACCCTGGTACTACTCGCATTGGTTCCAGCTGACGGTAGTGCTATACCAGGCCCTGCCAATCCTTCATTTGCCATATTAATATCCCTTTTTAAGTAGCATATGCCGAAGCTGCTTTTTCGGCCTTTAACAACCTTTTAGCCTGGATGTCAACTAAATTTTCACCCACGCTCGAATACATACTGTGCTTAAATTTATTGTATCGCTTCATTATAGAAAGCCAATTTGAAGATGTTGACTTCTCAACCATCTCTTTCATAACATCCTTAACAAGAAAAACCAGAGAAGGTGGAGGTGAATAAACACCATCATTAATAAGGCATATGCTCATATATTTAAGAACATCGTTACTGAAAACACCCTTCCTGTCTGGCCTTATATGGTTGAGTGTTTTTACGGCATTTATAACCATCCCCGGCGAGGGGCTTCTTAAATACTCAAAGTCAGCAATACTCCCGGAGAATGACAGGGCGACCTGGTTAAATTCAAACCAGTCATAAAACGGCCCGTCGCTTCGACAGGTGTGCCGTATTGCAAAGATTTTATCACGGTTGATATCTTCAAGGGCGGTACCGTATTTAATCCACAGTATCCGTTCAATAGTTGCAAACTCCCATTCCCACCAACTCTCCCCAAATACTTTGTTCAGAAAGTCGTATATTTTAATTGCAGAGGCTTTTTCGTCATTAAGTATCGTATTGATACGAATGGTATTGTTTTGAGCCTCTTTTTTAATCTCCTGTTTCGATGCAATTTTACTCTTAATCTCGTTGACACGATCAGTATCACCGAGAATAATAGCGTCTCGTAATTGTGAAGATAGCTTTTCCATTACGCCCTTCTATCACTCCAGTACTGTCGGCGTTCGTCGCCAATCTTCTTGCCTTGCATATACTGCAGTACTGACGACCCAGCTCCTAATGCTGCGCCGGCCCCAATACCAGCATATGCCCCACCAGTCTGTTTTGCAAGTAGGCTGGTTACACCTTTGCCTGGCACGGTGTGTCTGCCGAATCTAATTAACTGACGCACCGGTGCGCTCGTAATTGCTTTTTCTCCGCCTTTAAGGCCAAGGGCTTTATGTATCGATTTGGCAGCCGCCTCAGTAATAGGCCCCTTACCCTTTAACACCTTTAACGCTTTGGTGCCATGGTAAAGTTGCTTATAAGGCATAACAGCACCCCTGGCAAAACCGGCCAATCCACCAAGAAGCCTGGCCCCAACTCCACCTTTCATTTTTGAAAATCCGCTCACAGCGCCCATTGCGCCAGTTACAGCAGAAGGTAGAATGGTAGCGCCACCAACAATTCCGCCAGCAAACCCAGATGCGAGATGGGCGCCATGTCGCCTCGCTCTTTGAGACAGGTCAAAGGTTGCTGTTCCCGTCGGGTCAAAACCAGCAAAGAAAGAGCGTTTTAAACTAACCGGATCTGCCTGTTGAGCTATCTTTGATAACCCAACAGTTAGACCGGTCTGGTAAGTTTCATTCTGCATACTCTGTCCTGTTATAGTACAGCTTCAGTAAATAAGCTTAACTCAGGGTCTTTTAGTGAACCGAGCTTCTCAATCGGGTTCTGCTTGAATTCCTGTGCAAACTCATCGCCGAATTTTTTGGCAATCTTATTTATTGCATCCTGACTACGTGATAGTTGAATAGCCTTATAGTTTGTGATGTCAGCCGCAACCTTGACAGCATCAAACTCAGGATCGCGCAAACAGCCATACACGGTAAGCACCGGGTCGATAATATCATTATCATAATGATGCTCAAGATTTGCCTTTTTATCAAACTCCATAAGAGCAGTGACAATAGCCTTACCAGGAGTGTTCTCCTTAAGGGCGGCAATCTTGTCCAACATTTCAGCGGCGCTATATGATTTGTTATCGATACTAATTTTCAAATCACCTTTGACGCATGCGTCCTTTCTCAGCACCATGTTCCGTTCAAAGTCTGGAGATATAGCAGCTTCCTTTTTGAACATTCTGGAATAATTGGTCACCCAGTCGCTGTCCAAATTAATACCAAGCTCATGCGCCCGCTTCTCAATATTTGATGCAATAACGGCGCGGTCAACTGGATTAAACCTCTTCAGGTATTTATCAAAGTAGGCCATGGCTGTTTTGATATGACCTGGGTTGTCAATTGGAAATTCATTCCTCAACGCATATTTCATAATACGCTCCTTTATCTATTATGGTACAGTGGTTCCGTACAGAATGCCACCTTTGAATTGCAATGTGATTGTGCCTGTTCCAGCAGCATCTCTAACCTGAACATTTGCATCAATGCCATCAGACCCATCTACGCTTATTTTTCCAGTAACACCAATCGCAAGCTCACCATTAACAATGACATCATTCAATGTGGCTGTTCCAGAGCTCTCGATATCCGTCAATGCCATATTGAGCGAAACAAGCTCGCTGAAAGTAACTGGGGCCTCAAACACCGATTCTCCGGTAACACGAATGCCTGGCATCATAAATTTACCAGAGTCATCATTTGGACCAAATCCGCGAGCAGGATTATTGGTTACTGAAGTAATTTCATTGCTTTCGACGGTGATATATCCAAGATAGACATAATCATTATGTGATATTGGACCACTCTCTTCGACAACAATTTCACCAGCAAATGCAGATACAGTGTCTTTTTTAGATGCTGCAAAATCATCATACACAATATCCTCAAGACCAGCTTTGCCGATAAAACCGGTTTTCCTTCCATCATCATACAGGTCGCCATCAACCACGCCCATCTTATGCTTTAAGTAGATGTGTTTATCACCATCACTACCTTCAGATATAGTATGAGAAATTGCTGTTTCAAGGACAATAACATCACCATTTGGCGTGAACCCGAAACCATCACCGATTGAATACCCAAGCCCTGCAGCGGGAGCGTCTGTGATCCACAAACCTTTAATCGGCCTGCCAATAGTACCATTTGCTAACGCGCTGACAATTCTTCGTAAATTTGACAGCATAGCAGCTTGAATAGACCATGCGGTTATCCCAGGTATACCATCAACATCTGCTTCAGTGTCTGAGCCAAGCAGCTCGTTCATCCTCTGTTTTAAAGCATATCTGACGTTTAGTCGTTTCATGTAAAGTCCTATTGATTTTGTTTAGACGTTATACCAGCCATATCAGATGGCCCAGGCTGAATAATTTTTCCACCGCCCGGCATCGATGGCATGGTTGGCATATTCGGCACATTTTTTGGCGGAACATACTTTGCACACCACTCGTCTATTTTTTCTTCAGGCAACATTTCAGCAATTAATTCGGTAATGGTCTGTAAAGAACCAATAGTCCTCATAAAATTGCTACTTAGTTCATTTAGCGAAGCCTCAGCCTGTTGAATGGCAGAATTTGTTTGAGCTGCAGCCCTCTCTGTGGTTTCAAGTTTCTGGAACAGTTTAGCTGTATCTTCAGGACGTTCGCTCTTCTCCCGTACCAAATGCGATACGGCAATCAGTCTCCGCTTCTCAATTGGAAGCTTCATAAAATCATCTTTGTTCATAACACCCTCCTTAATTTAGAGCCACCCAGTTATTCAGGGGGAGGTACTAACTCTCCCTGACTATTATAATTATATAACTCAGGAACATTATTCTGAGCATTGATATTTTCTACAACTGAAAATCTTTCATTAACATCGTCATTGATATCAACAATGCCAGGAAACATGCCGTCAAATGATTCAACCCTTATCACATAAGGATTGGTCAATCCACTAAGATCAAGATTGCTAATAAACCGAGATGATAGCCATCTCTCTAAAGTCAGGTTCCACCCCTCATCAGTAATATTATCAACAGCAACAACTACTCCGTAAAAATATTCAGGGCCCTCTTCTCCAGATGCCCCCATTACAGTAACTTTGACAATATCTCCAATCAAAGTATTAGTTACATGAGTTTCAAAATCAGCAAATTCTGATGTCTCTTTCAGCAATTTAACTTTGGAAATCCCAGTGTTTTCAATTGCTATACCGTCCTCTTCTTCATAATTTGAAGTCCTTTTTGGCAGACTTGCCACGATAGAAAAGTAATCAAGAGGAACTACAAGCTTTGAATCTGCTGAAAAGCGTATAGCCGGAACACCAGCCCATCGTATACGTTTATAATAACTTGACAAAGCAGTGAGTGGAGCAAAATATTCAATATCAAATCGCGTTGTTGTTATCCGTGATTCTGGTGTGAAATTAAAAAATCTGGCAATATTATAAATTTCATTTGTCGGATCTGCATTGGTGGATAAATCATTATCATTCGGGTCGTTGCTGTACTCCTGATAAATAGGATACGAGCTACCGTATACTGATATATCCAGCTCTTCAGGCTCAATCTGAAGGAAATATTTATACGCATTCAGCCATGGCCAGCTTGTTTCTGTTAAGGTAGTAAAGTTTAGCAATAATGAAGTGTCGTAGTTGTCACGGCCCGGCCTAAAGCATGGTATAGCACTCCTGTCAGGAGAATGTATGGTACGAGCTATATTAATACCATTTTCATAAATATCATACACGCCATTTGGAAGAGGTTTGGTCTGAAAATAACCATCATCATCCGATGTGACTGAAGCAACCGCAATACTACCATGAGGAGTTGCCAATTTTACAATGATCTGAGAATTGCGCAAAACGTTTCCGGCGCTGTCTGTAACATGTCCCTCAACCGGTTTTGCTCTTAAATTTGAAGACATTAATTATCCTCCATGTATATATTCAATATACAATATTGGGTTT